TCCAGCCCGGCGGAAGCTTGATGACCGGAACGCCGATGCCGTGACGCTCCTTCTGAATAGCATCGATCTTGTACAGCGTGTCCTTGTACTGGTAGTGCTTGTACGCGGAACGGAGGATCGAGATACCACTCAGGTCACCAGCCTCAGCTTCCAGACTGAAGATGACGAGGCGAGAGATCGGAATAGGGATCGCAGTACCACTAACGCTGTGGTCTGGATCAACCTGACCGATCTGCGACATCGGCTCCATCAGGATGCCATCAGGACCGCCGTTACGGTCGTACAGGAACTCCTGAATGTCACTCGGGTGTCGAGGAGCCAACTTACGTAGCCTAATTTTTCCATCCGACTCAAGCTGGTAGACCTTCTCGAAGGCCATGTAGCCGTAGTCACACATGAGGAGGATGTCATCCAAAGTGCGAGCCCACGAGGTGGTCATCTTGCACTTGAGGTTATCCTCAATGTCCGCTGCGACGTTCTTGTCTCGAGTACTGTCACTACCAGGCTTCATGAACCAGTGAGCGGACAGCACAGGCGTCTTGAAGACCCGCAGAGCTCCACGGACGATACCATCGAGACGCTTCATCCGGTAGTACTCGGTGATGCCCTGCTTGTCACGGAGCTTCGGGTTCCACTCTTCCCTCGTCCAGGACGTGTAGGGGGAAGGACTGGCGTAGCCCATCTCCGACATCACTGAGATAGGCTCGGCGAGCTGCTTCTCTGCCACCACAATGTAGGGCTTAGCTCCACTGTCTGCGGTGATAAGGTCATAGGAGTCAAGGATCTCAGCCAGAGCGACCGAACCCGGATCTCCGCCTTCGGGAAGCTCGAAGAGCTCCATCTGGTCACTCATTTAGAACTCCATGTCCCAGTTGAAGAAGCCGCCAGTGTCAGAAGACGGAGCGAGTACGTCACGCTCCAGGCTCAGGTCATTGGCAGAGTAGAGGTCGGCAAGCCGCGAGTTGCAGCCCAGCTTGACGATATGCATGAGTCCATAGCGAAGTGCGTCGAGCGCATGATCAGCGTGCGCTTTAGCCTTCTCCCGCACGTTTGTCTCCGGTCGTGTATCCGGAGCCCGATAGTTATTGAATTCGTAGATGAGGTTCTTACACGAATGATCGATATAGAGCTTCGGCCGCTTAAGAGGCGTCCCGTGCTCGTCGACGACGATAAGCGATCCGCTGGGGGAATAAACATCCTGCAGCTTCAGAAAGCTCTTGACAAGGTCGACACCCTCACGCCAATTCTTCTTAGCTTCCGGTTCAGCGTACGCCGGGACGAAGTTCTCAGAGATCGAAACACATGCTTCCGGATCCGCTGCATCGCCAAAGGCGAGGTCCAGGTGATATCCGTCTGGCTGTTCCAGATTACGCATGTGCGCGATGTGCTCAGAGAGCTGCATGTACGGGGCGTAGTGCTCTCGCCACACATAGACATTGTCCTGTGGGTCAACTTGAAAGAACACCCAAGCCCAAGGGTTGGTGTACCCGGGATCATAACCGACGTAGCTATCCCACGCAGGATTGAACTTGACTTCAGTAACATGCGTGGACTCTTGGAACTCTCCATAGATCTTCCCTACGAACGCTGAGAAGTCTGCGCCATACTCCTGAAGGAACCACTCGTTAGCAGTCGTTCGCTCAATGCCGAGGATTTCCGGATCTTGACGGCCAGCAGGGTAAACGTATGGATTGTCCCACGATGGAAACTGCCAAGATTCGTACTCTGGGAAGTCCGGATCACGGCCCAGCTGCCAAATACCGTGAAGCCAGTTGAAGCCTTCAGGAGTTGTAGGGAATGTAGCATTGCCCCGCTTGTCAGCAAGAGCAGGCCGAATGAATCGCTCCCAGGTATCCTTCTTATGCTTCGCAGCCTCGGACATGATTGCAAAGTCGAGCTTCTCACCAACCAGGTTCTCAGGGTGATCTGCAGAGCGACATTCAACACGAGTACCCCACGGGAATTCGATGTACATGTCACCAGAGCGCTTGTTGTACGCTTTCTTGACGCGCTTGTTACGTCCGAACTCGAGATCCAGGATGAACAGATCCCAAAGGACTCGGAACTCCTTCTCCGCCAAGTCATACGTAGGACCAACGATCCAACCACGTCGCTTGGGGATCATCAGACCAGGTGCCTCATCCATGGCACTCATCCGAGACTTACCGAACCGTCGACCGCAGACAGGAGCACGGAAGCGGGCAGTGCTATCGTGGAACAGCCACTGCTTCTGGTGTGGCTCATATCCCACGTGGGCGAAGAACTTGTGCTTGTCTACGGCCTGTACCATTACTCCTCCTTAGTTGCACTCCGTCGGAACAGGCTGCGGAGGATTGGCCTTCCGAATCTGGTCGTCCTTGTCCAGAAGGTCGATGTATGCCTTGATCGCTTCCGAACGTGCTACTGGCGTAGATCCAGGATTCGTTAACGTCAACAACGTGCCCTTGAAGAACGTCCGCTCTGTATCTGCCACATCAGACCGTGCCTTGGTAGCTGCAGCATCCCTTGTCATATACCCCGACAAACAGTCCTTAGTGCGGAAGTTGTCAACGTACAGAACTAGGGTAGCTACTGATAGCACGGCGACCAGCAGCCATAGCGCGATCCTTTTTGCTCCGTCCACGCTTCCTCCTGATCAACTCGGCGGACGCACCTACGGCGTATCCAGCGACTCCTGTAGTCCCTATCCACAGTAACGCTTGCTCTGTGTACGTCATAGTCACTCTTTCGGTTTGGGTAACGGAGGAAAGACCGCCAACCACGTGCCCGTCGGAATGCCTAGGAGCCAGGCCTGCGGTTGCTCGCCTGCCCTGAACAGGTACACGAATAGGGAAGCTCCTACGACAATCGCCCATACCCCCAACACCGCAGTTATGAACCTCATCTTGTACTGTTCGATTGTCACTGCCGGCCACTCCTACCCGTGTTTAACTACCTCCTAGAGCAGCTCTTCAAGACTCCACACGCCTGGGGTTACTTGGCGATCCGTAGTGGCTTATGTGCGTGTCGAGCTGGTTAGGATCCTACCGTCCTTAGGTGATCAGCTCTCATACCGTGTTTATTATAGCTGCTTTGCTAGACCGATTAGAAGCTAGGTTAGACGAGCAAACCAGCCCCAGTGTTACAAGGGTGAGGCTTCGAGAGCTTGCTCGTCTAACTGGCTTCTAGCGCTTCTTCTTCGGCGCAGCCTTCTTGACAGGCGTAGCAGCGCTCTTCTTCGCCTGCTTGATGAACGCAGGCGGCATTGCCTTCTTCGCAGCGGCTTTCTTTGCAGCAGCCATTACCGACCTTCCTGAGATGCACGCCAGGCATTGGCATCCTGGACCATCTTGTCAACATCCCCAGCCGTGAGGACGTTCTCGTACACAGCCGCCCAAGGCTCGCGACCGTCGACAGACGAAGCACCCTGCACGGTGGCGCGGTTCAGGATCTCAACCGCAGCTCGGAGTCGAATCGTGTCGCTCTCGGAGTACTGCGCCAGACGAACCAGAGAAGCGGCCGCCATGGGCGCACCCTCACGGATCATCCGGTTGGCCTGGTCTACGTAGCCTTCAGCTCCGCCATCGGCAGTCCGAATACCTGTCGCTCGATCGAGTCCAAGAGCGGCAAGCTCAGCCTCAGTAACCCATGCATCGTCCATATTGGCCCTCCCTTACGCTGATTATAGCTGAGTCAGATCACAATAGCAAGCCTATCTTGACCCACATGGTAACACATGTTTTGGATGTAGTTTTGATAAACACGTAGGGAGCGTGCATCTTTACATGATCCGCATTATAATATAGTTATCAGGAAAACAAAAACCAACCAAAACCCAAAGGAGCACCCCATGTCCGACATCACCACCACCCAGCCCGAGTCCATCGAAGAGACCGTTCTCGAGGAGACCGAACTCGAGGAGACCCCCACCCCGGAGACGGTGATCATGGAGCTCACCGAGACGGTGTTCGGGGACTCGGAGACCATCACCCCCTACGCCCTCCACAACATCGTGAACGGGGCCCTGGAGGCCCTCGGGAGTGGGAAGCGGATCCGCCCCCAGATGATGTACAACTACTCCCGGAACGGCCTACTGGTTAAGGGGGAGAAGGGTATCAAGGCCCTCACGAAGGACCAGTCGGTGGCCTTCGCTACCAAGTACGTCACCAAGCAGATCTAGTAAGGAGGAGGGGCCCTACGGGGCCCCCTCCCTTCCTTGGATATATAACCGTAGGGGTTATATACCTTAGGTTAGGAGTCACTCCATGAGTCAGGCCATCATCGACACGTACATCGAGGAACTCGCGAACGGTCACGTCCCGGGGCCCGTCTCCGAGGAGGCCAAGGTCTACCAGGCCTGGGTCTGGGCGGAGAAGCAGTTGGAGTCGATCAAGGCGGCCCTGGTCGTGGACTGGGACTTCGCGTGAAGGTCCACGCCTCGGTACTCCAGTGGATGCTCCTGGGGATCGTAATCATGGCCCTGGTAATGTCGAGGGGATAGTCCGGTCTGGGAGGCGGCTTAGGTCGCCTCCACAGCACCACAGGGGCTAGGGGATCTAGGCAGGTAATATTGTCTAGTCCGGGATTAGTATCGTTCTACGAACTAATCCCACCGAGCTAGAAAAACAACGGTTGTTTAACAAGGTAGAAAGACTAGAGTCTTCGTACTGTATAATCTCTAGTATAACTATGTATATAAATTCATAGATATAATAACACCCGTATTATGAACTTTAACTTGAATGGTACTAGAACAGCCAATGATCGAGTTAGGGTTCAAGAGGGAATAGACCGATTTTCCGAGACGGTTTCTGCGCCTCGCATACAGGTTTAGCGACCTGTTTGTCAGGTCATACATCGTCGGTAGCTAGTAGAGGGGAGCCAGACCGTACGATCAGCAGACGGTCGTGAAGTCATATGGGTTTCTGTGGTATAATAGATCCAAGAGCACGAAACCCTAGGAGGCATGGGCATGGATACATTCGTATTCGTGACGAACGCAGACCCTGAGCGCCCTGGTTTGACATTCAAGGTTACGATTCCGTCGTGGGCCGTAGAAGAGTGGTATGACAACAATGCCATCCTGAAGCGGGTGAGGAGTACGTGGGTCTCGGATGAGGAGTTGCTGGCACTGGGACTCAAGCCCCAGAAGCCGAACACTTCGGTTACGCGGCTCGTCGAGGACAGGGTTGTGGTAGAGACGTTCATGTTGAGTTGGGCGGACGTACTGCAGCTCCTGTCGAGGGCAGATGGGTATCGTGAGCCTGACACGTACAAGCAGGGCCGTCCGGAGAAGAACGTACTGGTCATGACGACCAGTAAGGAACGACGGGTTGGTGCACAGAACGCGAAGGGGTCGTGGTACTGATGGACCACGACGAGATGAGGGACAAGATGCGTGCGGCACTGTCAAAGGCAGACCGCAGGACAAGTATGCTACGTTTCGCAAGGTGGTCGAGATCGCTACGGAGTACCACCAGGGTAACCCGTACGTGGTAGAACGTCTCGGCCCTCCGCAAAACAGCTGAAACCCCTTGAAGGTTCCAAGGGGGTCTGCAGTAGAATAAAAAGAAAACCTTCAAATCAAAGGAGTAGCGGTGAAGCAGTCGACGAAGGACAAGATCAAGGAGCTACAGCTCCGGAGACTTGCCTCCCAAGGTCGGATGTTGTCTAAGGGCAACGGGGAGGTTCCGTCCAAGAAGAAGTCGAAGCCGCTACCGTACAAGATGCAGAACACGTTCGAGAAGTCCCTCCGAGGTGTGCCTGGGGGACATTGGCTCGATCAGGCTACGAACCCGAAGACGGGGTGTAAGGTCGGTCCGGAGATCGGCCTTCTCAGGAGTGCTCGGAACGCGAACACCACACAGGGGTCGTACGTAACGACCAGGATCGTCGGAGAGACAGACAACCAAGGAAGGAAGGCGTTCGGACGATGACGTACGAAGAGATCATGAAGGCCGCGTTGGAGATCCACCGGGATGCGTTGCAGGAGATGATGGACGACGACTCCCTGCAGGATCAGAGGGAGACCTGGGATCAGCTTTGGAAGGTGGAGCAGCTTCTCGAACCAACTACGAGGATCCTTCCACTGTTCGGCTAACAACAGATGTGCATGAGACCCAAACCAGGACAGCCATTCAAACCATGGCGTGTGGTGCTTTGGGTCTACGTGTTCGGTGTTGTTAACCAAGGTAGGGAGTGAGCAATGACACCGTCTATGGACTGGTTGCAGGAGAGGCTTTCCCCGGAAGAGGGCATTGGGGAGAGGGTCGAACGCCTTCTTAAGCACTACAAGGACGGACAGATGACCAAGGACGAGTTCGTCAAGGCACTCAAGGAGGAACTGTGAAGGGCTACGAGCTGTACCGCGAATGGCTGCGGGACCACGACGAGGAGTACGTGGAGCAGGAGGTTGCGGTTAACACCAGCAAGGCAGAAGCCGCGACTTCGGTTCGGTCAGAGGCAGCGTGGCTGACCATGAAGGCAGTCGCGGAGTCGGTTCTCAAGGGGAAGAGGGTGCGTGTTCGTGCGTAAGCTGCTGGTGGGTATCGTTGCATTGGGTCTGCTGGGCGGATGCAACCACGGGGAGATCCGCAAGGTTCCTACGACGACGACGAACCATACGTCGGGAGCAACGTGCAAGGACGGTTCGCACTCGTCGAGCTCGGGCAAGGGCGCCTGTAGCCACCACGGAGGAGTTGCATTGCGGCAGCAGGTGCTTCAACTTCCGGACGGCGCGGACTACGTCGGCCAGTGTGAGACGATCCAGAACACCGTGACGCCGACCCAGCTGAAGGCCGAAGGCTGGACGCTCGACGAGTGCTTCAAGGCGTTCCTGTAAGACCTGACCCGGATGGCAGCTTCAGAGTAGCGCATCCGGGTACGTAGAAAGGAGGCCACCGTGGCTTTCGTTCCAGTTCGAGTGTTCAAGTTCGCCCAGTACGACGGTCCTCGTCTAGAGACAGACGTTCAGCGGCCCAAGGAGGGCATGTACACGCTCACGTGTAAGAAGCACCCGGTCGCGAAGTACCTGACCAAGAACCCCTTCCAGCGGTCGATCCACGTGATCAAGTTCGGTCTGCACAACAAGGAGTGCGCCTGCCCGTTCGAAGACCTGATGGTCGTGACCGACGAGGAGTGCGACCACCCGGCCGACAAGTACGGTTGCGACTACGTCGAGTGCGAGAACTTCAAGGAGCGCAAGTGAAGGTCAAGAGTCGCCACGAATGTCACATGCACAGGGTAGCACACGAGGTCGATCTGCCCGACAACGAGGTCGCAAAGGCTACGTACGGCAACTGGCTCTTGGGCCAGGGCTACGTTCAGGACATTGCAGGCCTGGACAGTAACGAGCAGGAGATCCTCCTGAGCGGTACGTGCCAGGAGGCGTGGGACCAGTCGTTCGCTGCTCTGATCTGCCCGTTCGACTGCGACGGAAGTAGTCACCCGGGGGTGTTCTGCAGGTGAGTGCGGTGTCGAGGGTCACGAAGAAGGGCCAGGAGATTATCGTGGCCCAGTACTTCAAGGGGGACAGCATTCGGTTCCTGGCAGACAAGTACGGGTACAGCTACTCGGGCATGCATCACTTGCTCGAGTCCAATGGCGCCGTCTTCCGCAAGCAAGGAGGTCACCCTTACCGGAAGGGTAACCTGATCAAGAGGTAAGGTCGAAACCCCTTCGGGGGTCGTCCAGTTACGCTGGGCCTGATGAGACCGGAGGAGTAATGGACGAGACTCGACTCCAGGAGCTGGGAACGAAGCTCAACAACGCACTGCTGGGGATGAAGGGTGCGGAGGCAACCTACAAGGACCTCCAGGAGATCCGCGACGAGGTAAACATCCTCGCTCGGCACTCTAGCGGATGCACCGCGGAGGACCTGGCCGACGAGGAGATGGAGAACAGTACGCGCGTCAAGCTGTTCTGGATGACGCAGGACGTGATCTACATGAAGGTGTACGCCGAGGCGTCGAACCACCTGGCCCACTTCGCGGAGCTGCAGCGATGACGAATCCGCACTGGGTGCGTCTGTCACAGGCGATCGAGGAGTTCGAAGAGACCAACCACCTTCGACTGGCTCGTAAGGGTCGAGGCTTCCAGGCAGGGGAAGGTCGCGGAGAGTCGTGGTTCTGTCCCGTCTGGTGGTATCGTAGGGTCGAGAACATCGATCCACCGAAGGGTGAAGGCTACACGCCCGAGAAGTACCTCTACCACTTCCACACGGCCTTGAACGCACGTAACGAGCTCTACGTCACCATCGAGGGCCCGTACGTGGACAGCGATGACGACTACTGGCTGGACATGGTTGAGCAGGACAGGAATGGTAACGCGCTCATCACCGAGCGCTACACGCACTACACCGTCGGTCCTGATTCCATCAAGCCCGGTGCGGGCGATGGCTTCGGTGGATGGCAGTTCAGGGTGCAGTTGCTGACTCCTCTGCTCGATGCCCACGTGCTGGAGAACAAGGGTCTGAAGATCGAACGGCTGGAGGAGGGCCAGTTCGTCCTGACCACTCGGAACCTCTGGCAGCAGGGCGTTATCCCTACCGCTCATCGGCATCTCTTCCGGCCGAACTGTAAGGTCCTGTAAGGACAAAAAGATTTTGAAGTTGCACCTCTTGAAGGGTGCTCGCGAACCGCTGTATTATTAAGTCAAGCGCAAAGCCAGAAGGGAGCGGTGGGTGCTAGACGTTGACGAACTGGCCCAAGAGGTTCGCAAGATCCGCAGCAAGGTCGAAGAGGACAAGGTTCTTGCGGCGTCACTTGGTCGGAATTTTCGCAAGGTGACGGATGGTGAGTACATCAACCATCGCCGCATCCTGGTACAGGTTGCCATGCGCGACCTCGTCAAGGCACAGCCCAACCACTTCCTGGTACAGCTGATGCGTAGGGTGTTCCAGGAAAACACGAAGGAGTAGACATGCCCGACAAGATCGAAGAGGCCGTCCAGGAGATCATCCAGAACGAAGGGGTGACCCACTCGGAAGCACTGTTCATCCTCCTGTGCCAGGTCGGCAAGAAGTACGTCGACGAGATCCAGGGGATGAACGACCGTGAGGAGACCATCGAGTCCGCGGTCGAGGCGCTCGAGGAGAACCTGCACAACGTGGTCCCCAAGTGAAGCGGATCATCGTAGCGGCAGCAGCCGTGATCACGATCGGATTCCTGTCGGGCGCGAGTGGCTGTCAGGATACCAGCAAGGGGAAGCACTGCAACCCGGGCGACACCCGCGGTAGCAAGGGACACACGGACATCTGTGACGACAACGGCAAGTGGAAGCCGATGACGAAGCAGGTCAAGCCGTAGCAAGACGCCCCTGCATGGGATACGTACGCGCCGGGAACTTCAAGCGGCGGTTAGTGGAGGTTCGATGCCTCCCAGGGGCCCGACTCGATGTGAGAGGGATAAACAGCTAATGGCACCCACGCAAGCATCGAGGCCGTACAATTGGAGGGCAGAGTCATGGTCTAACGTCCAAAGTTCTTCGACTGCCATGAGGGCATTTTATGTGGTACCGCCGTAGCTGAGAGGGTCGCAGCCCTTGGCAGCCAAGAGGTTCAAGTCCTCTTACGGTACGTGACAATCTAGGGAGGAAACATGTCACGAATCGAATCGTTGGAGCCGAGCTGGTACTTGGAGCAGGCTTCCTTGTACGAGCGGTACGCCAAAGCAGTCAGCCACATCCCGCAAGATGACACGCTGCTGACCGTCGGCACTGTTATCGTGTTCAACAAGACGTACCCGAACGAAGAGAAGGTCCACCTGTACGCTGCGATCAGGACCATCGCGGGCTGGTATGTGACCGGACACCAGCCGGACGTAAAGAACTCGGGCATGACCTGGCGAGCACTGCTCGACATGGTCGGCCTGGACAACCTCTGGACGATCAACGTCTGTAGAACCCAAACGACTCTGCGTGACCACATCGAAAACGAAAGGCAGGTGTGATGGACCAGCCGATCTCGGCACCTCCGGTAGCTCCCGAGGACAAGTGGGAAGAGGACGCCACCTACAACATCTCCGTCCAGGCCAAGTCACCTCCGCCCCCGGTTCGTGAGATGATGCGTGTCTCGAACCGCTTCAACTACAGCCAGTACTACCTCGTTCCGGCACGAGTCGGCGTTCGGATGCTGTCGGAGATCATGGACGAGATGTTCCGTGAAGGCTGCGGCCTCGTCGACATCCAGGTCACCTTCGAGGTTCAGGAAGTGGGGCGAGCGTGAAGCTGTACGACCTGCTCAAGGAAGTCGGTCTGAGTGACGGTGAGATCGAGTCCATCAACATCGACCACGACCGTGAGGTCGTCGTCTACACCGATCGGCAGCTCCTCCCGAACTCCGCATACAACTTCGAGGTGGAAGCGGATGGAGACGACATCGAACTCCACGTCACTCGTCGTACGTAAGGACGACGACGGCCTCTACAGCATGACCACTCGATCGGAACAGAACGCACGTCTCCTGGAAGAGTACGGAGACCAGATCTTCGATCCCCCACCTGACCGCAATGCAAATGGCGGAGGCTCCGGTCGGCCGAACAGGTAAGGGATAAGTGCCTCTATTCGAACGACCCTACGCGTTCATGGGATAGAGGGGTCGCCTGAGCTTCCGTCAGGAAGCCGCCCTACAGTCTGGGGCAAGGGGAAGCAGTGGTTCGAGTCCACTCAGGCGCACGAGTACGGACATACCGTACCATTAGAAAGGATCCGCCCAAGTGAAGAAAACCCTGGCACTGGGTGCGAGCGTGGCCATCGCGGCCTTGTTCGCACCTATCCCGGCCTTCGCGGACGTGCCCGACGGCGGCACTGCGATCCCGACTGCGTGCACCCTGCCGTACACTGCTGGCTGGTACGTCAACAGTGACGAGAAGGATCGCATGTCCACGTCCACCAAGGACGGCTTCGTCTTCGAGGGCAACCAGCTCATGCACTTCGAAGCCGAGACGGACGTCGAGCACCTCAAGCCCGGCACGTTCAAGGCCTCACCGGCGCCCGACCAGGACTCGTTCTTCTCGGTCGAGGTCATCAACGAGGACAACAAGGGCTACGGCACGCTCCGCTGGAACACGAAGACCGACAAGTGGGAGATGTCGACCGGCGGTCAGTTCTTCGACGACGCGGATCCGACCAAGGTCGTGGACCACTTCAGCAAGGGACACCTCGTCTTCTCGTTCGGCGTCGGCTACACGGCGAACCCTCCCGGCACGGTCAAGACGACTGTCACCGAGGTCGACTTCGACGGCAACTCGTTCGACCTCACCTGCAAGCCGAGCCCTTCGCCGTCGACGAGCTCCGCGAGCCCGAAGCCGAGTACTTCGGCGAAGCCGTCCAGCTCGAAGAGCTCTTCTCACGCGGTGGTCGGAGGGGGTAGCGACAGTAACGGTGGAGCACTCGCGATCACCGGAAGCAAGTCGACCATCTTCGCCGGCATCGGCGGGGGCGTTGTGGTCCTCGGAGGCATCCTCATCGGCCTCTCGGTCAAGCGTCGTCGCACTCGCTTCCAGGCGTAGTATCCACCAGGACAACAGCACAACCGGACAACAAGGCCCGTGTGGAGGGGTTGGGACGAAGGCAGGCGCTAGTTAAACAAGGTCTGTTGTAAACCACACATCTCCACACGGGCCATTCGTTACACTTCCAAGGAGGAAAGATGCGGTTCAACGGTAAGTGCTACAAGGGTTACATGAAGAAGGTGCGTGAGCAGAAGCGTATCGCTGCCGAGCTTCGCAACGAGGCCACGACCGAGATCAACCGTCGTGCCTACTGGCGTGCACAGCCGGGCAAGGGTACGCGGAGTTCGCACTACAGCTTCGCCTGAAAAAGATCCCTTGCAAAGCACCGCATGACCTCTGCTATAATTTAATGAGAGGAGGTGAATTGAATGTTCGAGGTTCTGTACAACGTGGAATGGCAGGTACTTCGACTCAGCTGCCTGGCTAGCATCGAGGAGTTCGGTGGATGGTCAACGGATGTTGGCGTTGAGTCGAACCTGAAGAAGCTGACCAAGTACCTGGACAACAGTGAGAACCCGATCGACCGAGAGGTTCGCTGCTTCAGGGTCAACACTTCCATGAAGGCTGTCGTTCAGTCGTACAAGATGAACATGAAGACAGTGCCTGAGAACAAGGACCTGCTTGCCACTGTAGTGGAGTGGCGAGACAAGAACGTACACAAGGACACCTGGACACACTCGGGCGTCTGCAGCGTCGGCTACAAGTGGACTTGGGCAGCTGTGACACAAGACCTCAAGAAGCTGCACAAGAGCGACCCGAAGATGTTCGAACAGCTGTACGAGAACATCCACAAGCGCTTCCAACGTACGCAATACGAGCGAGGGGTTTCGACAGCGCTCCGACGCTTCTGGGCGTGCCTTAACAACGCACGGTAAAATTCCTAGAAGATCATGCGATGAACCTCTTGCCTTAGACAAGGAAAGGATGTAAAATTAATCATGCCCAGAAAGACCGCCCAAGCGAAAGAGAGTACCACTGTGAGCACCGAAACCACCACCCCTGACTTCGGCGACGTCGACGTGGACGCCCCGATCGTTGCGCCCGAGGTCACCAGCGAGGACACCGTCGGCCAGGCCGCGACCACCGACGAGACGCCGGCCAAGGAGAAGAAGGAGTCGACGCGTCCGCCGGTTCCCGAGGGCAAGGTCAGCCCGGTCGCCTTCGCGAAGGTGCTCTCGGAGCACCTCACCGCCAAGGCCCGCGAGACCAACTCCGAGGCGGCCGAGATCACCGTCGCTCCGCAGGTCGTGTACTCGTACATCAAGAACAACGGCCCGGAGAGTAAGAACCCGTTCCCGGCGGAGAAGGCCGAGGGCCGCGCTGCGGTCGTCGACCCGCAGGCCGCGCTCGCGTGGTGGGACGCCAAGGACGCTCGGGTCGCCGCGCAGAAGACTGCCGCCGCCAACAAGGCTGCCGAGAAGGCCGCCAAGAAGGACGCGCCGGCGTCGACCACCGAGACCGTTCAGCCGGTCGCCGAGGTCGTCGAGGCGGAGTAAGCTTCCCCCAGCAGGGAAGATGGGCCCGTCAATGTACCCCCGTTCATTGGCGGGCCTTTCCAAAAGGCGTTGTAGGTTTAACACTGCCATGCTATGTGAGACTAGGGTATCATAGTGACAGAGTTCGATAAGCCGAGGTGCGTGCGCATCATCTCGGATGTCATCGAAGCTTTGGATGAGACCATGGAAGAGCACACTGGCGTCGTCAACTACGACGATGCAGAGATGCTACTCAAGGGCCATGCAGAGCTCGAAGCAGACAAGAAGGCCATGGTAGGCCTCAAAGAGTATCTGGAGCGGGACTGTGAGTAGCACTACAGAAGAGGTGACTCCAGCTCTCTTCGACCACGCCAAGCGTGTGTACGAGGAGATGCTGAAGAGGTCGCACAAGGAGACGCTGAACAACGGTGACGTCGAGGACGGCGTGCAGGAGTTCAACGTAGAGGTCAACATCTACGAGGGCCACCTGACTCGGCTCTTCGCCGAGCTCGAGATCGCCAATCCGTACTACACGAAGATCCGAAACGCCCTCGTCGGACAGAACTGCATCGAGCAGCTTCGTCGCGGTGGTGGTGTGGGTCTGTCGAAGTGGATCCTTCACTGTGAGCCGACCGAGGATGGCTTCAAGGCTATCATGGAGCGTCGGCGAGCCACGAAGGGACAGTCGGCGATCCTGGAGCAGCGGGTCAAGGACCTCGTGCACATGGTCAACCAGTACGGCGAGGCGATCGAGAACCTCGGCAAGGGACTCCAGGAGCTACAGGAAAAGGTCGTGGATCACATCCAGTTGTCGAAGGAGCAGTAGATGCCTTGGACTTTGTTCTGGCAGATCGTGATCCTGATGATCCTGGCCTCGATCCTGTACGCAGCCTTCCGGAGGAGTCAGTCGTGAGTACATCGTGGGAGGAAGCATCCAGCTGCCCGAACGATGGAACGACAGGCAAGGTCGTGAGTCGTCGAACGGTGGGTCGTGAGGGACAACTGGTGAGTCTGGAATGCCTCCAGACACGCTGCGAGTTTCACACCGAAGGCTGGATCGTCCAGATCCGCGCGGACAACACCATCCCGGACAAGCTCGACATCAAGACGCGGGAGAGGCAGTTCGCCCCGACGGCAATGTCGGCTACTCGACGACGGGCGGTTCTCGACGCTCTCGAGGAGCAGGTATCAAGGGAGGTCAAGCCCGGAGCGGAAGTTCCCAACGTTAGTTTCTAACCGATCGTCTAACTAAGCCCTCACAAGTGTCTTACTGATGGGTGAACTCGCGTCTAACCTAACAACTAACTGGTCTAAACTACCTACCGAACTAACCGCTGAAACGAGGAAACGATGACTAAAGAGGCTCCGACATACAAGAGGGGGTTGCGTAATGACTGCGTGCAGTACTTCTACGCCTACCCTAACAGGATCGTCACACTCAGGGAGCTCGAGAAGCACTTCAAGGGTACCTGGAATCACACCCAGATCGTCCAGGCGATGGCGGACATCGTGAGGAGCGAGAACCCCATCGAGAGGATCCAGCAGCACGTGTGGCGTCTGATCGAGCCGTCACAGGAGTTCATCGCTGCTAAGGTTCTTCCTCCCGAGGAGAAGATGGTCACGAAGGACATCTACGACATGAACGTCACGGTCATCAAGAGTGTCGACGATGGCTCCGAGCTGGTCGTGGTGGACGACTTTACGAACATCTGGCGGATGGTAAAGGTCAGCTGATATGACGGGCGGCAATCTGGACGATCTCATCGAGCAGATGAAGAAGGACGACCTCGAAGGGGCGACCAAGCTGCCGCCTATCCAGTATGCCAAGCTTCGAGGGATCTATCCTCAGAAGGTCTATGCAGCTCTTCGGAGTCGTAGACTGGAATGGTCTACCTGCGAGTGCGGGAGGAAGGTGGTAGTCGTTGACGACGCCGACAAGTTCTTCCGACTGGGGCAGTGGAACCGAACCGACGAAGATATACAGGCGGAGGAAGAAGCATCAGGGAGCTGACTGGACAGGTGAAGGCAATGCACTCAAGGAGGACGGAGTATGGTGCCATCACCACCGCCAGCGACACGGCTACAAATCCGCACTGTTAGGCTTCAGACCGGAGAGGTGGAATGGTAAGTCGTACATTCACTGGTACTGCAGGGCGACAGGTGATGTCCTTGACACAATTGAGATACGTACTCAACCTGCAGATCCGTCAAGCAGTACCTCTGAAGGCGGAGATCAAGGCAGACAGGTTCACGAGTCTGGTTCCGAAGGCGAGCGTCATCCACGAGTTGGACAAGGGTCGCTCGACAGTGGTGATGGTCAATGACAAGTTGTACATTCGTGCAGTGGCACTGTGCGGAGTGCGACCGAGTCCTCTGAACATTCACCTCCTGACGTATTGGGATGCCTTCTATTGGGTAACTAGTAACATGAGGTTCTGTGACGTTGTGATCGGAAAGTACGGCGATCGCCACGAGTGCGATGCATGTTCAAGGATGGACGGATAAGATGCCTGAACTGTACGACTTCCAGAAGGTGTGTGTAGCACAGCTACTCGAGCACCAGCGAGTCACGGCAGCTAGCCAGGGAGGACATGGAGACACTTCGGCTCTGATCGGTGACGACATGGGCCTTGGCAAGACCGTCGAAGCTATCGCACTGGATGTCTACAGGCGACAGATGTACAAGAACGACTACCAGGCCAAGTCGCTGGTGGTTACCCAGACGTCCGTCATGGGCTCTTGGCGTAAGCACTACGCTACGTGGGCACCATGGTTGAAGGTCGTTGAGCTCGACCGCAAGAACCGAAGCAAGTTCCTGACCGCCCTGAAGGACCCCAGCGTACAGGTCTACATCTGTCACTGGCAATCACTGCGGTTCATGGCGGAAGAGCTCAAGGCCGTGGACTGGTTCCACGTAATCGGCGACGAGATCCACAACATCAAGAACAGGAAGGCACAACAGAGCCAGGTCTTCAAGAAGCTTCGCACGTTCTACAAGACGGGGCTAAGTGGTACTTGGGCGGACAATAGGCCCGACGATGCTTGGTCGGTCTTGAACTGGCTCTGGCCGAGGAAGTTCACCAGCTACTGGGGCTTCTTCAACTACCACGTCAAGCAGAAGAAGCATGACGAGGGCTTCTGTCTCGAGTGCAGTAAGCAGCACAAGCGTGCGTACACCGAGATCGTAGGGTTCGAACACGAACACGAAGTCCACGCACAGATGGGCAATGCCTACGTACGACGTACCAAGGTAGCTGTCTGGAAGGACATGCCAGACAAGACCTGGGAGCGGCGAGAGGTAGACCTCCTTCCACTGCAGCGACGGACGTACGACCAGATGGAGAAGTCCATGCTGGCGTGGGTAGGACAGAACGAGGATCAGCCGGTAGCAGCACCAGTAGTGATCAGCCAGCTGGTTCGTTTGCAGCAGTTCGCAGTAGCGTACGGCAAGCTGCAGGTGGCGAAGAGCTTTGCAGGTAAGATTGAAGAGCATCACCACCAGCAGGGTCTCCACCTAGATCTTCCGGTGGGGACAAGGATGTACAGGGATGTTCAGCAACTTGTACTAGACGAGCCGAGCAGCAAGCTCGACGCGGCCATGGAACTCATTGAGGGAACTCATGAACAGGTCGTGGTTTTCGGACAGAGCAAGCAGGCGATCAACCTACTGGCGGCCAGGCTTAACGCGGCTGGCATACCCACTGGGGTTCTTACTGGTGACACGAAACAAGCGGATCGTGATCAGCATGTTGAGGACTTCCAAGCTGGACGCCTTCGAGTGTTTCTCAGTACCATTAAGGCAGGCGGGGTCGGTATCACCCTCACTGCTGCTTCGACGTGCATTTTCCTCGATCTGGCATGGAGTCCCTCGGCGAATCGACAGGCTGAGGATCGTCTTCACCGTCTGGGACAGAAGAACGCTGTCTTCATCATTGTACTCGTCGCACGAGATACCATTGACGCCGCACGTAATGACAAGATCGAACTCAAGTGGACTTGGTTGAAGCAACTACTGGACCCAAAGGAGCGAGCCAATGCAGCATGAAATCCCACGAGGCAGTAACTGTGGCTTCGGCGGCAAGGGGCCGTACCGGAATGCAGAGGAGATGTACATGGACAGGCAGGCAACGGCTGGCACAGCACACATGCACCGTGCATCGTGTCACGGTCCCATCGGTGAGCTGCAGTGCGACGAGGCCTGGCCCATGGCAGCCCAGCAGGAACTGCTCGAGGCCAAGGAGAGCCTGCACTGGTTCCAGATCTTCACGAACATCGTCATCATCCTCACCTGCATCGCGGTCGTCATCAGCCTCGTCGAAGCGTGGTACGTCTGGGTCCACATCCAGATGGCCATCAACCAGTTCAGCAACGAGATGAAGGGAATCGGTAACTGATGCAACTCGGAACGAACGAGCTCGCAGGAGTGCACCTCCGAAACATGGGGAGTGTGTTCGGCGTCAGCCAGGCACGACGCAACCCGAAGAAGAAGAACCGCCTCCCCTACCACGCCCGTAAGCACCTCGCCGGACTGCCCCTCATCCCCGGCGGCAACGGCTGCATCCACTCCCTGGCCAACCACGAGACCTTCTTCGAGGGTCGCTCCTCCACCGCAACGCAGATCGGTCGGCACGACACGACCACCGTCAGCTACGCCCAGCCGTGCGTCAGCAAGCACAGCTCCAAGAAGGTCCAGCACCGCGACATCACCGGAAGGAAATGGTAATGACTGAGTCTCCCATCACCGTCAAGGTCACCATCACCCTGAAGAACTTCGACTTCGACCGGTCGGCGTACAACAAGGTCCTCGACGACTCGCGCAGCGAGATCGAGCTCTCGACGGAGGAGCAGGACAACCTGACGCCGGAAGAGATGCTCGAGTACGACCGCCGCTTCATCGTCGAGGGTGACTTCGACCTCGAAGAGTTCATCGCCGGTGGTGACTACGACACCGAGAACGACATGAAGATGGAGATCGTCAAGGATGCATGAGGTGCACGGCGTCTTCGCCGATCACCACAAGTACATCGTCCCTGACCAGATCGACGCGGATGTCGTAGCCCAGCAGAGCCGCAAGCAGGCCACCGCGGGCGAGGCGACCTACGTTCACTACCACAAGTTCCTGGCGCCGTGTACGAACGAGCGTCACGAGAGCTACGGCCACTGCAAGACGGCCCAAGTTACACAACCGACTGACGTGTAGCTTCAGTGCTCCACACGCACGTGAATTCCATCCTAGGGATTTCACTTGGGACAGCAAGCCCGTGTGGAGCATTGTGGCGACATGAGAGGAGGGTTAAACATGGTTAACGATGGCATGCGTGTCCTACTCGGTAAGGCGGGTGGGTTCCTTGACAAGGCTGTTAAGGCACGCGAGACGTTCTTCCGTGGCATGGACGAGGCAACTCTGTCCACAGGTACTCCCAATGAGGCAAGGCTCGCCAAGATCAAGTTCGGCGAGTCGACCGTAGCCAAGACTCTGATCAGCGACAACAAGTGGCACATGGCTCAGAGTCGCACGTGGGCTCTGATGGCTATCGCCAAGGGTGTCTACGCGCTCGTCGCTGAGCAGCAGCGTACCAACCTACTACTCCAGGAGATTCGTGATGGCCAGGTTCGTGGTCGTTGAAATTCCGGACAACGAAGAGGCCGACGCCTTCGTTGAGGCAATCCAGAACGGGTACGTCTTGTTCAGCAAGCCGCACCCGAAGCTCGAGGACGAGGTATCTGTCAACAAACCTTCGAGTGAGTGGAAGGTGACGCAGGTCTATGCGGTACCTACCATGTTCTGCGAGTGCCTGGACAAGAAGGAGTGGTCTGCCAAGTCCGTCAAGTACGGCTGGTGGGTCTGTGCCAAGTGCTCGAAGCCCAAGGCGGGAGCACTACAGCACCCGTACAACCTTCTGGAGAAGGACGTCGACCCCAAGGAGCGTGTGTACTACATGGGCTTCAGGGCCGATCGACGTGGCTGGCGTATTCCGGAGAAGCTCCCCTAATGGCCAAGGCGGGCCAGGGGATGCACTACTTCCCCAACAAGAAGTGGGTCTACACGATCTACCGTCGGAGCGATGGCTACTTGGGTTGGGAGCGTCGTAGCTACGAGATGACGGTAGAGATGCTCAACCGCATTGGAGTAGATGGTCAGACGTTCGAGATCATCTGCTTCAGTACCAGCATCGAGGTGGCACAAGAGATGACTCGAGGACCTGTTGCGACATGACGGATTGGGATCCTGACTACGAGCAGTACTACGACGACATGATGCACGAGGACACTATCTTCGGACCCTACGAGGACGAGAGCTACACAGGTGAGCCTATTCCTTACTCGAACACTCGAGTAGGAAATACGCATCATCCCGATTGTCCTGGCCCTAACAGCTGGGAGTGTTGCAAGGAGCTCTGGCAGAAGGATTATGACATACGAAAGGAGAAGGAACTGGAAGAGAGACACGAAGAGCTCTGGCAGTAAAAGATCAAAGGGCGGCCGTGATTTCCCTTTGTGGGCGTTATATACTATAGAGACACAAAGAACAACACGAGGTTCACGATGACACTGGAAACTGTAAACGATTACATCACGGCCGACCTTACCCATTCCATTCACACTTCAGAACGGAGGAGCTTCCGTGGATGTCGTCGTCGTTGGGATTGGATCTCACGTCAATTCTACTACCCACGAATCACCCCACGACCCCTCGAGTTCGGTGTTGCATTCCACGCGGCGATGGAAGAGTACTACCGGTCCTACCTTGGTCTATTCGTCAACCCCGACCCCTCGGCTTCTCTGGCTGTGGCTGTGGGAACCTTCAAGCGAGTCACCCGAGAGCAGCGACTCAACTACGTCAGGCTCAACGGAGACATCGACCCCGAGATGTCCGCGGACTATAAAGACCGTGTTGACCTCGGCGTGGCGATGCTTGACTACTACTTCACGAAAGTAGCACCGAGGCAGCACAACGGTCTCAAGCCTGTCAAGGTCGAGATCAAGTTCGAGGTACCTGTTGCGAACCCTTACACGGGTGAGCAGGACCTCTGGTGCAAGTGCGACCACTGTCGTAGGCGCTACGAGAAGTACATGTCGGACAAGTGGCACTTGATCAACGTTCCCATCGGCGGTACATGGTACGACCCCGCAAGGGATGGTGACAACATTCAGAAGGCCTGGCACATGAAGCACTCGTGGAAGGGCCTGCCCGTAACCTATGGAGGACGACTCGATGCGATTTTTGAAGATGCTGAAGGAAACCTTTGGATCGTCGACTGGAAGACCGCGGCACGGTTATCAGGGACCGAGACATCGGATGAGTACCTCTGGAATGACGATCAGATCACTGCTTACGTATGGGCTCTTCGACTCATTGGTATTCCGGTCGTAGGGTTCATCTACGCGGAGATCAAGAAGGCCGTTCCAGAAGAGCCCGAGCCTCTGAAGCTTCGTCGCCTCGGTCGGCTGTTCAGTGTGAACAAGTCCATGAACACTAACTGGGAACTCTACCAGACGACCGTCGAGCAGAACGACCCAGAGGCCTTCGAGGCAGGTCTGTACAACGAGCACATACAGTTCCTCCAGCAAGAAGGTCCTGCCTTCCATGCCTGGCACGCTGTGTACCGTAACCACGTGGAGTGCGTCGAGGCAGGCAAGAACATCTGGATGGAAGCGAAGGAGATGACCAATCCTGAGCTGAACATCTACCCTAGTCAGGGACGCTTCCACTGTAAGGGCTTCGGTAACTTCGGAGGCTGTGCCTTCTGGGAGCCGTGTCTCGGTAAGAACCGTGGTGAGGATTACCAGTACGCCTTGGACACGATGTACGATCACAAGGACAGGCACTACTGGGAAGATGCCAAGCCGTCCACTGACAGGACAATGGAGAAGCTGTGAGTGAGATCCTTACCCCCACGTCCTTCGCCGGGCTCAAGATCGAGAAGCCCGACTCCAACGAGGTCAGCAAGCTGAACATGCTCATCTATGGGGAGGCTGGAGTTGGCAAGACTTGGTTGGCTGGTTCTGCTTCGCGTGTCCCGAGCATGCGTAACGTTCTGTATCTGGATGCTGAGGCCGGTAAGGCCACGCTCCGAGAACACCCCAACGTAGAGATCCTCCCTGCTAAGCAGTGGCAGGACTACATCAACATCTACAACAGCCTCAAGGCTGGTGGCCACGGATACCGTACCGTGGTGCTCGACTCTCTGTCGGAGATCAACGAGATCGCCAAGGACAGAGTGATGCAGGAGATGAAGCTTGACCCGGAGAACGAATCCCGGGACGAGGACATCCCCAGCATCCGCGAGTGGGGCAAGCTGCAGGTTCGCCTGACGCGCCTCATCCGCCTCTATCGGGACCTCCCGATGCATGTGATCTTCATCGCACACGCCGAACGAGTACAGCTCAAGACGGGCAAGCACAAGTGGATGCCCCTCCTCAACGGCAAGCTGCAGATGAAGGTCCCCCAGATCCCCGATATCGTCCTCTTCATGTACAACCAAGAGGTCGATGGTGAGCAACGTCGGCTGATGCTCACCGCACAGACGGACACCGCTGTCGCCAAGGTGCGAGGTGCCACGATGCCAACTGTGATCGGTGCCGACGAAACTGTCACGATGCAAACTATCCTGAACTACTACACCAAAAAGGAAACCAAGTAATGGGTATCAAGGTCGTTCTTTCCGAGAAGGAAGCCAGCTCCTCCATCCTGGAGCCGATCCCGTCGGGCTACTACAAGCTCAACATCACCGACGTGGAGCTGCGGGAGAGCAAGTCGGTCAAGAACCTCGGCAAGCCGTACTACGCCATCGAGCACACCGTGGCCGAGGGCGAGCACGAGGGTCGCAAGGTCTTCTCGAACGTCATGCTCTTCGCTGGCGCCCTGTACTCGCTGAACCAGCTCCTCGAGGCCCTCGGCATCGAGACGCAGGCCGGCGAGATCGAGGTTCCCGAGCCCGAGGAACTGCTGGGCCAGGAAGTCGTGGCGAAGGTCAAGATCACTCCGAAGCGTTCGGTCAAGGACGAGAAGACCGGCGAGACGAAGGAGTACGACGCCAAGAACGAGATCGGCGGATACCGCAAGAAGGGTGTCGGCGCCCCGAACGCTTCGGCGACTCCGGGTAACAGCTCCCTGCTGCCGTCCTGATCCACTGAGGTCCCCTGGCAGCGCACCCTGCTGGGGGACCTCCCCTAACCCAATGGGCAGTATATGGAATCACCGATCGTTGGTTTCCTCAAGATGGCCTTCGGAGTAGAGTCCGATGGCTATCTGTGTATTGCATTGCTGTCTCAAGAGGGTGGCCACAAGCGGGAGATGACCGAAAGGTTCTTCCACTACCCTTCCGAAGTGGAGAAGGCTGCCCGATACTGTAACGACGGTAAGTACCTTGCCGATGTGTACTACTGTCCCCAGCTGTTCGAGTCACGACGTCGACACAAGGATAACGTCAAGCAGTGCCCTTCAGCATGGGCTGACTTGGATAGTTGTCCTCCCGACAAGTTGACCGTGCAGCCCACAGTGGTTGTGGAGTCATCACCTGGTAGGTACCAAGCACTGTGGCACTTCACCCATGCGGTGTCACCTATCGTTGCCGAGGATATCAGTAAGCGCATCGCCTACTTCCACGCCGCCGATGGTTGTGACCGTAGCGGTTGGGACTTGACACAGCTGCTCCGTGTACCGTCTACACCCAACTACAAGTACAGCGGCAAGCCCACCGTGGAGGTTGCAGCCTTCTACGGAGCGCGCTACATTGCCGAAGACTTCGAAGTGTACCCAGAGGTCAAGCACAGCGCCTTCCTGAAGACGCCGATGCCCACTCTGGACCAATTGCCACAAGAAGAGCCCGAGGACATTCTCCAGAAGTATCGGAGTGTCCTCCTTCCTGCTACGTATGAACTGTTCTCCGTCACGCCTGATACTTCCTGGAGCGAGAAGCTCTGGAAGCTCGAGATGTCACTGTTCGAGATGGGCATGACCCGCGAAGAGGTCTTCGTAGTAGCCTGGGCGAGTGCCTGCAACAAGTACCGTAGGGATGGTAAGGACCAGAGCTACCTCTGGACAGAAGTGTGTCGAGGCTTCGTCAACTACCAGGAGCGCATGAACGCTGTTGTGTTCCCTGGAGCTGCGATCGCCGAGCTCATGACTCCTGAAGAGGAGGTCATCGCTGAGAAGGAACGTGGCTTCGTAGAGGAGTACATCGAATGGGCCAGCAGCCTTGGCGATGCGGCTACACAATACCATCAAGCAGGTGCCTTCACTATCCTGAGTGCATTACTTTCGGGACGGGTGAGCCTGCCGACGTCTTACGGACCCGTTGTTCCGAACCTGTGGTTCATGATCCTGGGCGACACGACGTTGACACGGAAGTCGACGGCGATGGACATCTGCACCGACCTTCTGATGGAGGTCGACCCGGACGCGATCCTAGCTACGGACGGTTCAGTAGAAGGCCTTATGCAGGGTCTCTCCACGAGGCCGAGGCGCCCTTCGATCTTCTTGAGGGACGAGTTCAGCGGCCTTCTGGAGATGATCACTAAGAAGGACTACTATGCTGGCATGGCCGAAGTGCTCACCAAGCTGTACGATGGGAAGCTGCAGAAACGTATCCTGCGCAAGGAGGAGATCACTGTACGTGATCCTATTCTTCTTATCCTCGCCGGAGGCATTAGAAACCGTGTACAAGGCCTGCTTACTCATGAGCATGTATCAAGCGGTTTCATTCCACGCTTCATCTTCGTCACTGCAGAGTCCGATACAAGTCGTCTTCAGCCCCTCGGTCCTCCAACAGCAAAGGACCTTGGAAATCGGGACTTCCTTATACGGAAGATGGAAGAGCTGATCGAGCACTACGGTCAGTCGAGAGTCGTACACATCAAGGCTCTCGGACAGAAGATGAATGAGGAGGCACGTACAGATGCGGAACTAACTCCAGAGGCATGGCAAAGGTACAACGAGCTCGAAGGAGCTCTTCTCCAGTCTGGGCTTGACTCGGAGAAGCCCGAGCTCATGACTCCCCTGTTCGACCGCCTAGCCAAGAACACTTTGAAGGCAGCAGTGCTTCTCGCCGCCGGACGAAAGGACGAGAAGGGTGTCATCGTAGGTGTTAACGACATCCTGCACGCCATTAGGTTCACCAAGCAGTGGCGAGCCTACGCCATCGAAGTAGTTAACGGCATCGGCAAGACGACCTACGAACGGGATCTGGAAAGAATCCTTAGCGCTATCGCCAAGCGACCAGGGATCAGCAGGAGCTCTCTGATGCAGAGCTACCACCTGACATCACAGCAGGCGAACCAGATCTTCTTGACACTCAAAGACCGCGGTCAGATTTCTTCGTCACGCACGGAGACTGGTAAGGAAATCTTCCACGCGACAACAGGAGGACCCAAGTGACCTACGCACGACAGACGCCCGACTCCGCCGCCATCTTCAGTGGTGGTCTGGACTCGACGACGTTGGTCTACGACGCCATCGAGCAGGGCTACATGCCTCACCTGATCAGCTTCGACTACGGCCAGCGACACAAGAAGGAACTCCAGTACGCCGCCGCAACGGCTGTCGAGCTCGGACTGCGTCACGACATCGTCGACCTGTCGAGTATCACTCACCTGATCAGCAACTCGGCTCTCACGTCGTACGCAGGCGTCACACCTGACACCAAGGCCTCAGACCTCATCGACGTGCCCGAGGGACACTACGCCGAGGACAACATGAAGGCGACCGTCGTTCCGAACCGCAACATGATCATGATCTCCATCGCGGCAGGCATCGCGGTCAACAACGGCTACCGGGCACTCTTCACCGGAGTCCACGCCGGCGACCACTTCGTCTACCCGGACTGCCGTCCGGAGTTCATCCAGATCACCAACGCGGCCATCATGTCCGGCAACAAGGGCTTCGGACCGTTCGACGATGCAGGTAACGTCAAGGACGGCGACGAGTGGTCTCCGTACCTCATGGCGCCGTACATGCACAAGACCAAGGCCGACATCGCACACCGAGCCATCACGATGGGTGTGCCGATCGAGAAGACGTGGAGCTGCTACAAGGGCGGCGACATCCACTGCGGCAAGTGTGGCACCTGCGTCGAGCGGCTCGAGGCCATCGACGAGGCAGCGGCTCGTACGAGTGGTGGGCACGGTAGCGACTACGACGCCACCCAGTACGAGGACTCAGAGTTTTGGCGTACCGCAATCGCGAACGCCAAGTAGAAGAGAGGAACACGGATGTTCAAGAAGATCGGGATTGCCCTCGTGGCGTCCCTCGTCTCCCTGTTCGGTGCGGTGAACATCGCACAGCCGGCACAGGCCAGCGGCACGACGGTCCACGGCTGCAACACGGGCTCGGTCTGCGTCTACTGGGACAGCAACTACGGCACGCCGATCGCTGCCCAGACCACGGCCGCGATCTTCCACGCCGCCAACGACTGCTGGCAGTTCAACGCCACGTGGTCGAACAAGACCAGCTCGTGGTACGCGAACTTCGAACTGTTCAACGGCCAGACGGCCGAGCTGTACTTCTACGACAACACCACGTGCACCGGCTCGTCGGTCTACGAGGGCCAGGCGCCGCAGGGGCAGGCCTCGATGGGCATCTACAACGACTGGACCGGATCGATCAAGCTCGTTCAGCCGTAACAGGTAGCCTCGACATGCGCTCACAGATCGGTGTCGAGGCACGTAATGAACAGGAAAACAACTCCCGTGTGGAGCCTTGGAGAAGCCTACACGTGGTTGTTTAACAAGTAACTCTACACCTTCCAAAGACTCCACACGGGCAGGTCGTTCAGATGCGATTGAAAATCCGTCACAACATGGAGATGGCTCACAGGCTTTCTCTCGACACTGGCAAGTGCCAGCAGATTCACGGACATGGGATGCAGGTAGAGCTTGAGCTCCTTGTAGTCGAAGGTCCAGAAGGTATGGCTCTGAACGCGGCACACGAGCAGCTCGAGTTCGGTGACATGAAGAGGAAGTTCCGGAACCACATCGACTCCTTGTACGACCACCGACTGGTTCTCAACGAAGCGGATCCCTGGGCACAGCCGATCTTCCAGATCGCACATGCCACGACGGTAGACAATGTCTACTTCGAGGTCAAGGCTGAGGACAGCCAGAAATTCCTTCCAGGTCTGTCGCTCGTGCCGGGGGATCCGACCGTAGAGAACCTCGCCAAGTGGATTGCCGAGTGGGCTGCTAACACCTACCGGTGCGATGTGATCTGTCGTATCGATGAGACCAAGACGAACGGTGCAGAGGTTATGTACCACTGGAATGGCTTCGACGCCAAGATGGTTCAGGGAGCACGATGACACTCCGAGTCGTGGAGACTTACGTCTCCTACCAGGGCGAAGGCCCCAACACGACGAAGCCGACGGTCTTCGTTCGGTTCGCTGGCTGTAACTTCAAGTGCCCAGGATGGCCGTGCGACACTCAGCACGCCATCGACCCTGCGCTCTTCACCAAGACGCAGCAGCACTACACTCCGATCGAGTTGGCAGACCACGTCCTCAGTTTCAACACGGACAGCATCTGCCTCACCGGCGGCGAGGTCTTCCTTCAGAACAAGAAGGACCTCGCCCAGTTCATCACAGGCCTGAAGGGGTCACGTGAGACCATCGAGGTGGAATGCTTCACCAATGGTTCGTTGGACTGGGGTGACGATCTGCCTTACATGATCGACACCTTCATCCTCGACTGGAAGCTTCCTGGGTCGGGCGAGAACTACGAGACGACGTACAACACCTTCGACGTGAACAAGGCCTTTCTCGAGGCACACGATGCGATCAAGTTCACCATCAAGGATGAGGACGACTACCGCATTGCCAAGTACCGCTACGTGAACCACATCAAGGGCCGGGAGGAGGAACCTGTCATCTATGCCGGCGTCGTCTGGAACGGACCCATGTCGACGGAGGAGCTGTGTCAGCGCATGCTCAACGACGACCTCCCCTGGCGACTGAACGTACAGGTGCACAAGTTCGTTTGGCACCCTGACAAGATCGGAGTCTGACTTGAACGAGCAGCACTTTAACCCAGGTCTGAAGCGCCTGGGAGAAATCTTCACTCCGGCTGTCGAAGGGCCTATGGGCAATACCTTCAGTACGACTGTTGAGGATGCAGAGAACATCCTCACTAACCACGCTGGCCTCGACATGACGAGTGGCCACGCTCGAGAGACTCCGAAGCGCTTCATCAACATGATCGAGGAGGTGACCAGGTGCAAGGACTGTAACGGTGACTGCATCAAGTGGAAGACGTTCGCGGAAGACGTTGACCAGATGGTGATCATCAACCGCATCCCCTTCGCGAGCGTCTGCAACCATCACGTCGTCCCGTTCGTCGGTCACGCCTGGATCGGTTACGTACCTGACGGCGAGGTAGCAGGCCTCTCCAAGTTCGCTCGAGTGGTTCACCACTTCGCTCGACGACTTCAGGTGCAGGAGGGGCTGACGGAGAACGTGGCCGACTTCCTCGAGCAGCGCCTTACCCCGAAGGGGATCATCGTGATGATGGAGGCTGAGCACCTGTGCATGACCATTCGTGGGGTTCAGACCCCAGGCACGACTACAAGCACTGTGGTGACCCGTGGTGTCTTCAGCGATCACTCCAAGACCGCGAAGACCGAGTTTCTGTCGAGGATCAAATGAGGGTAGAGAAGCAGATCGTCATCACGGTCGTTGAGGACATCGAGAGGGAAGAGATCGGTCTGGAGGTATCCGTTAGCGAAGGCTTTACCACCGTCGAGGCTGTTGGCTACATGGAGATGGCCAAGCTGCAGCACATGCAGTCCAAGCACATCCAGGGACCAACCATTCATCAGACACTGGGGCACGAAGGCTCGGACCGCTGGACCGGTGGCGACAAGAAGGACGAGGTATGATGGATCTTGAACTGATGATCACCCAGTGCGTGATCGACAGTACGAAGTGGTTCCCTGGTAGGGCTCAGGAGCTTCCTAACCTCGTCCTCTGCATGTGTGGTGAGGCGGGCGAGGTCGCGAACCTGACCAAGAAGATCGTTCGCGGTTCCGTTCAGCTCGATGACGTTCGAGAGGAGCTGGCCGAGGAGATCGTCGATGTCATGATCTACTTGTGCAACCTGATGGGTGCCAAGGAGTTCAAGGACGTCAACTGGGAGAGCGTCTGGAACGCGAAGCGTGACTTCAACGACGCGCGCTTCGGTTCCTACAAGGACGTACGTCACCCGGCGACCGGCCTGGACGACGTGCCTGAGGACATCTCCCCACGAGAGGACAACAATGCCTGACTTCACCATCTCCGACCCGGGCGAGGTTACGCAGTTGATCGACCGAATCAACTCGTACAGCGCCGAGTTCGATCAGAAGACCCAAGAGCGCCACGACGAGGGCGAGAAGAAGTACGGCGCAGGTAGTTGGCTCGGTATCGATACTCTCCAGCACGCCATGGATGAGATCCTCGACCTGGCTAACTACGCCCGCTTCAGCTACATCAAGCTCCGCATGCTTCAGGACAAGATCGGCGAGTTCCAGGCCGACGCCAGTATCAAGCACGAGCAGTCCGACTACATGGGCCCGCTCGGCAAGAACGCCAAGATGCTGAAGGGACGTCCGGAATGAAAGCGGCCTTGATCGCCCCGAAGGGTTACTACAACACGGTGCATGTGTCCAACTACCACCTGGCGCTGGCACAGATCGATACGGACGACTACCTGAGCAACTACGCCTACGAGGCGGGCGCTGGCGACTATGTCATCGTCGATAACGGTGCCGCTGAGGGTAGCACTGTCTCGGATGCTGATCTGATCATCGCTGCTCGGAACATGTCGGCGAACGAGGTTGTTGTTCCCGACGTCATGAGGGACTGCGAGGGGACGATCAACCGCGTTCGGGACTTCCTGGACCGGAAGAGTCATTGGTCCGGTCTGCCACCCCTGCGCTTCATGTTGGTCGTCCAGGGCCTCGACTGGCACGAGGTTCAGCGTAGCATCGATCACTACATGAACACCTACGACAATCCTGTTCTCGGTATCCCTCGGCACTTCTTGACCACGCTGGCCGATGTCGAGGCACGGATCCACGTTCTGAAGTACATCGCTCGGCGGTGGGGCGAGGACACCCGTGTTCACCTTCTTGGCACCAACCCTGTGTGGCCGAAGGAGGTCAAGACGATCGGGAAGGAGTTCCCGTGGGTACGAGGTGTCGACAGCAGCATGCCGTACAACTACGCCATCGCGGGCTTCCGCATTGATGCTCCCGACGTGCACATGAACCGTCCAGGAGCATACTTCACGGCTGACTGGACGGGGAAGATCGATAACGACACGCTGTCGTACAACATCGATACCTTCCTCAGCTGGGCGCGTGGAGCCTAAGGCTCCTGGGGCTGACTGCGAACACTGCCCTTTGAAAGACGAGCGCATGGCACCCTCACTGATTCCGGTGGGGGTGCCTCGCCTGGCAGTTGTCGGAGAAGCTCCAGGTTTCCAGGAGACAGTGTACGGTGAACCCTTCAAGGGACCATCTGGCAAGCTGCTTGATCGTGTTCTGAACTACGTAGGCTTCGAACGCAAGGAGGTGTTGTATACCAATGTCTGCCTATGTCGACCTCCAGACAATGCAACTCCACCTGCAGCAGCACAGGTTGCTTGTCGACCTCGCCTTCTACAAGAGCTCGCCGACTCCGGTGTCGCTACTGTGGTTGCGCTCGGAGGAACTGCAACTAATATCCTCATTGACGATCCAAGGACTATTACAGCCCTCCGTGTTGGCCCTCCGAAAAGACCGACCGAGCGACTTCGCAATAGCCCTGTTGAGCGAATTATCCCAACGTGGCACCCTGCTTACGCTCTCCGAAATCCAGATGCGTTTCCAACGCTAGCCTCGGACATCGAGAAGGTCAACAAGGTCTTCCTGAACGACTGGAAGGAGCCTACTTGGAACTACGGTGAGGAACCTCTTCAAGCCGTTACGTTCCTCGACTGGCTCTGGCGTTGGCAGAACGAGACAGGCAACCTCGAACTGGTTATCGACATCGAGGTAGGTATCGACAAGGATACATCGTTCGATCACCCGAACATGTATCAGATGCTCTGTGTGGGACTTGGCTGGGAGAAGGGCTCGGTCTATGTCGTCGGCGAAGCTGCAATGGCAAACGCTCAAGTCAGGGGACGGCTTTACCGTATTCTACGGCGCAGTCGACTCATTGGCCAAAACGGTAAGTTCGATCTCGAAGGTCTCTATCCCATCTTTGGTGCCCTCAGACTATGGTTCGACACTATGCTGGCGCACTACGCTTTGGACGAACGTTCGGGAGGACATGGACTTAAGGTCCTTGCAGTCGAACGTTTGGGTGCTCCACAGTACGACGACGAGATCAAGAGGTTCATCCCGCACGGTGGCTCCTACGCACAGATCCCCCGTCCCATCCTATACAAATACAATGCAATTGACATCGCGTGTACGTGGGATCTGTTCGAGGTGTTCACTGCCGAGCTCGATGCACCTACGCCCGAGGCATGGGTTTGGCCTTATCCGAGTCTGCCTGTCAAGTCTCTCCGGGATTGGCATGACTTCCTGGTGGCAGCATCAAATGAGCTTATGTACCTTGAGCTCAACGGTATGGCGGTCGATGTAGACTACAACAAGGAGCTTGAGCGGGCTTACCTGTCCAAGCTGGATAGGATGGAAGATGACCTATCCCGAATCGTTGCTGAGGCTACTAAGGGAGACATCAAAGCAATCAACCCCCGCTCCCCGAAGCAAGTCAAGGCGTTCTTCGAAGCGCGAGCGATTCGTGTCGCCTCGACCGACAAAGACACTCTCAATAGTCTTGCGGAGCGGCTCAGTCTCGAAACGCACGAAGGTCAGTTCGTTGACGGACTACTGGCGCATCGCTTCGAAGCTAAGCGCTACGGGACCTACGTCAAAGGTATTCGGAAAAGGCTTTACGGTAACCGTGTCTTCACCAACTACCTTCTCCACGGGACGACCTCTGGCCGCCTGGCGAGTAGGAATCCGAACCTACAGAACATTGTCCGGGATAAGGACATTAGACGTCAGTTTGTTGCGAGCAAGCCGGGACACGTCCTGGTACAAGCAGACTACAAGCAGGCTGAGGGTCGAGTTATTGCGTGGCTGGCTCAAGACACATACCTGCGTGACATCTTTGCCAGTGACCAGGACTTGTTCAATATGCTCGGCTCCGGTCTCTACAAGTGCGATCCCTCGGAACTGAATAAGGAACAACGTGTCAGAACAAAGGCCTTCTTCTACGGCATCGCGTTCGGTAGAGAAGCCTACTCCATTGCACAAGAGTACAAGATCCCCCTTGACGAGGCACGCAGTGACTTTGCGGCGTTCCTCGCCACGATCCCAGACACTGTCGCATGGCAGGAGACAATCAAGGACAGGATCCTTCGAGGCGAAGACCTGGTATCGCCCTTCGGTAGGCGACGCCGTTTCGCACTCGTCACCCCTCAGACACAGAACGACGTCTTCAAGGAAGGACTCTCTTACCTTCCTCAGTCAACTGCATCAGATATCTGTCTTAGTGCTCTCGTACGCCTACGTCCTCAGCTGCGGGGCATCGGATTCATTAGGCTTACGATTCACGATGCTCTGGTCGTCGAGGCGCATGAGTCACGGGTGGAGCTCGTGCAGCATATGCTCCGCACTGAGATGGTCGAAGCAGCTCGTCGAATTACCGACTACGTCCCATTCGAAGTAGATGTATCAGTAGGAAGGAGCTGGGGAGAACTATGAACCGTGAAGAGGCTATCGACAAGGCTGTTACTATTGTCGACGCGTGGAGCATACAGCCCACAAAGACCAACGGCTACCCTATCGATGGGTGGCGTGCTCCGTCCCTCGAAGAGAAGACGGATGCTGTCACGAAGCTCGCAGAGTTCATGTGGGAGATCGAATCCGACATCAAGGTGGTGGTAGCAGATGCCGCGTGGAGTAACGAGCCCAGTGGGGACGGAAACGACTAACGCCAACGGCTACATCCAGGTCAAGACAGAAGACCGTGGCTGGGTTGGCAAGCACACTCTGATCCTAGAGGCAAGCATCGGTCGACAGCTCCTTCCAGGTGAGCGTGCCATCTTCAAGGACAACAACCGCCAAAACCTTGACGCCGAGAACATCGAGCTCTCGGTGACGAAGGGGAGCATCAACGCGAAGATCGCACGACTGCAGGCTGAAGTAGATGACAGGATCGCCCTGATCAACGACCTCAAAGCCAAGCTTGCTCGAGAGAACTTCGACGAGGAATAGACCAGATAGCACGTAGGTTAGACGCGAGGACTTCTAGTAGCAACACAGTTCTAGAGCTCAAGATCTTCTCGCGTCTAACCTTGTCTAAACAAGAACATGTTAACTCAAGAACTCCACACGGGCCTGGGACAGAGTAAGAAAGGTAAAGCGTGACGACGTTTGCAATTGACCCTGGACCTCATACAGGTATCGTGTACTGGACTGCTGCAGGCTTTGCTACGGTGACGTTGGACTTCACGGATGTATCCAAGCATCAACTGCCGTACGCGTTCCTGTACCACTGGCTCGACAACATGATCGATCCGAACAAGGATCGAATCATCTGCGAGAGCTTCGAGTTCCGGAAGGAGTACAGGGACAAGGAGTACCTGAACTACCAGGCCGGAGAGTTCGTTGGGACCATCAAGACCTTCGCAGAGATCAACGACGTACTCCTGTACATGCAGAGCGCATCGCAGGCGAAGGCCTTCTGGACGGACGACAAGATCAAGAAGCTCGGTATCAAGACGAAGTCGAAGCACGAGAAAGATGCCCTCAGGCATTGGCTCTACCATCGAACCTTCACTGAGGGCATCCAGGAGTTTCTCGTCAAGCTGAAGTGAACAGAGACCAACCCCCTTCGTGGTGGAACTACCGGAGAGCGACGGTAGCACGAAGGGGGTTGGAGTCTTGTTACTTCTGTTCGGTCACGATGACAGGTGAAGGTGACCCTGTCGTGGTAGTGCTGACCGGCGGGATGTTCAGGTTGCCTCGCAGTGCACGAAGCAGGTTCTGCGGTGACACGTGAAGCTTCGCCAGGATCTTGTCAACGCTGGGGTTGTTCAGGACCTGCTGTACCAGCTGGTTCTCCCCCAACGTGTTCGCCGGCGACAACGCTACGACGACGGCGGGGACGAACAGGCCCAGGACGGTCAGCCACTCCTGAAGGCTCACGTGGCCATCCTGTCCCGCTGCCACGAGAGACGGAATCGCTACCAGTAGGCCAGCGCCGAGCGCGCTCAATGCCTTCGTGTACTTTGCCATCTTTGAACTCCTCTCGGATCGTTGCCAAGTGCTCTTCACTCGGCTGGATCGGATTGTCTTCGAAACGTTCATTGAGAACGTGGACGATTGCCTCATCGAGGCCCAGGTCATGTTGCTGCATACGATCTGCAACTGTTTGAGGCGGGAACACGTGCCTCTCCCGTGTGGAGTCTTGCCTCACCAAGGTGACGGCGTACTGCCCGGACTGGAACTGAACGTCTTCGATCTTCATCGCCTGAACGCCACCCACATGACCGTCTTGGCAGTAGTACCGGTTGCCCATGCCACTGAGAACCCCGAAGTGGAGACTGCTGAGAGGTCCCACGCTACTGCTGTGCCTGCGTTCATGATGTTGCAGATCACGATGGGTACCTGGTCGAAGGTAAACGGGAACGAGTAGCTCGACGCACCGAAGCCTGCTCCGAAAGAATCGAAGCCACAGATGATGGCATCCTGCTCGTCGTATCCTGTGTTGTAGGGCCAGCGGCCTCGAAGACGGAAGTGCTCCGTACCTAGTCCCAGATCGCCTACAGCGATGAAGGCTTCAGCACCACTTGCTGGCTGGTGTGACAGGTAGGCGGCATTCTTCTGAAGGAGAAGCTTTCCACCATCCCTGGTACCATCCTGCTGTTCGATGTGCTGTTCGTATATGGCACCGAAGTCACCAGAGTCCCAGGCGAACAGTGCTGCGTGGTACCCTGGCTGAGTACCTGGCAGCATCCGGATGACAGGTGTGTCACCATGCTGGAGAGTCATCGTTGCATGACCATCGGAGTCGACGAACACGATGTCACCCTGGTTGACGACAAGACGTCCTGAGTCGATCGAAGTTGTCCCAATGCGTCGAGTGTTCTCCAGGAGAGCCAGTCGACGTTCCATGTCGGCCAGCTTCGTAACCAGGTCAGGTGTTTCCCTGAACCGCTTGATGTTAGCCATTGTCGTCTCCCTGGAAGCTCAGCTGTACCTGCTCGACATCTGAACTTGAAGGCGGTGTGTAGTCCCACTTCAGGACGCGCGTTGCGAAGGTGACCCCAGGAGCTGGGTGTAGAGGATCCTTCAGCACCAACTTGCAGAAGTCACCGAGTCCATAGTCACCAAATGCTGGCTCACGGTCTGCTTTCATCTGGACCGAATACACCGGCTGTGGAGCCTTGTAGATGTCAGCCTGCGTCTTCGTGAGTCCATCCAGGACAGTCATGTCATCGACGTCTTTGAAGCTGACCTGATCTTCCAGGCGGGGGTAACCGTTAGCCAGAAGGTCACTGTACTCAACCTGTGATACAAGCATTGAGTCACCTTCTCCAGCACCGACACCATACATGTCGGTACCTCCGGAAGCGATCGTATCGTTACGCCAGTAGTTCAGGATGTTGCCTGGGTATTCGAATACGACGCTGTTGTCTGATAGGGGCGATCCGAGAGGCTTACCAACGCGTAAGGTACGTGTGTACGCATTGCCTACGCGCTGCCAGTCAATAGTCCATTCGAAGCCACTGTCAGCTGCTGTAGACAATGTATCGAACACACTACGGTAGGTCTTCAGTTCACTTGCTGCTACGTCAAAGTCGATGATCGACGCATTGTCAAACGCTGCAGGGATTGAAACACTGATGCTGTATGGATCTGCCTGCATGTCCATGTACAACGTACGGAAGATGTTTCGGGGGTCAGTGTCTGTGAAGTCCCAGTCCGTGTGGATGAGCCTCTTGGTTGGATACTGATCCAACGACTTGGCGTAGACTTGCACAGACTTCGCCTGGCTCTGATAAGTACGAGACCAGACCAGCCCACCCCAAATGACACGGTTCTCAGACTCAACGATCACAAAGGATCGTCCGGGGACTGAAGCTGAGATGAGCTGGTCGTTGTCGTACCCAGACTGGTCAAGTCCGAAGAACCCCGTGAACTCCCCAGTATCAACTGACAGGCTCACAGAGACACTGAACATGGGGAATTCGTCGATGATCTTACCAGTAAGAGCATCGGCGAATACGTAACGGAGTTCGGTCACGACTAGGCCTTCGGAGTGACTGCGGCCATGATGCCGTCGAGCTTGGCCTCGAGGTCGGCCTGCATGTCGAACCGACGCTTCTCCATCATGCGTACCCACCCACCGGTACGACCAGAGCCCTGCGGGGTTGCCGTCGAGAGAGGGTCAAGCTCCATGTGGTTCCAGACAGCGGCCTCGACCGCATCGACGACGGTTTCCAGGAGCCACTGCTTGTCTGCGGCGGTCAGTGCCACGGGAATCTCCTCCAGCTTGTAGTTGTACGACGTGTTCTCGTCCGATGCATCGGAGTACGCACCGGAGAAGTGGACGTGCTCGGTGTGGGCGGACGGCCCGTCGTAGACCTCGCCCTTAGTGGGCCAGCCCGACGTTGCACGGTAGATGCGCTTGTTGTAGATGACGTACCGAAGGACTGAAGAAGGCCTCAGGCCAACGATGTGGTCAACGAGCGCCTGCGCGTTGGAGCCGTTGTTGAAATCGATGTCGACGTCGATAGCCCGAATCTCAGGCTTGTTGTCCTTGTCGCCATCCCACTCCGCATTGTGATGCGAAGTGTCATCCGGGTTGTGTCCGGAATCCTCTTGCGTGTGGGCGTAGTCACCGACGGCTCCATCGGAGTCACCGAACCGATCAGGTGCCCACTCATTGATCTGGTTGCCCAGGTTCTTCAACCCGGGCGTGAGCATTGCTACACCATTCCACTCTACTGCTGACTTACCCATTTCACCTCCTAGCTAGGGACGTTCCCACGTTGCTGAGATGGAGCTTGCAACGTAGGGAGCACTGACGGAAGTTCCGATCGTACCGCTGGCAGCCGCCTGGTAACCCATCAGTTCGATGTAGTCAGTACCAGAAGTAGCCTGAACATACATCTCGCCGGTGGGTACACCTACGAACACGTTGGCTGCAGGCAGACCATTGAACGATCCGGGAATTGGAGAACCGTTCTTATAGATGACCGCACGCACTGAAGTCGTCGCACCGTTTGAAGCCGGGCAGTATATTGCACCGATTCGCCACCAGCCAAGCTTCACACCGATGAGGATACGGGAGTTGTTGGTGGTGACATCGTGTGCACTGTCGGTGTCGAGGACCTCTGAACCTGCACCGAACTTGACAGCAGTGACTGTGGCGGTGGTCCAGCCTGACTGGATGTCTGCTGCCTGCTGCACGACGTTACAGACGGGCTTGTAGCGCTCACTGTTGGGCTGCCACGCCGCGCCATCGTAGAAGTACATGATGTTCGTGTCAAGCGTGTAGGCGTACATGCCTTCGTAGGCAGGGTTTGGAAGAGCCGCAGCGTTGCGTACAGGAATGATTCCCATACCAATGTACTGCCGGAGATCGGAGATGTTCGCATTCACGACCTGTGTGGCAGCTGCTGCGACAGCAATGTTCGCCAGCGCGATGGAGTCAGCAGGGATAGCAGGTGCTGAAGGTGAAGCGTTGGGCGTACCCGCGATGACCTGAAGAATCCAGTCGTTGTTCGCACCACTGTAGGCAGAGTCACGAACAGTAGCACAAACAGTATCGATGCGGGGCAGCGAAGGGCTCGAGGCAGTCACGGTCAGGTTGGTCGAGCTGCCAATGACACAGCTGTAGACACCCTGCGAGCTGCCTTCGGTTCCAGGAACGTAGATGGAGCCAGTAGCAACAGTGACGCCCATTGTGGGAGAACCCTGCTGAGTGACTGCAGCCTGTCCGCCCAGTGCGGGGTGAACACCTCCCCTCGCTACGAGCGAAGCAGCCGAGCGGGCACCATTGAGCATGCCTGCCTGAGAGTTACGCATCACCTCGGCGGTGTGTACGCTTCCGGCGTTCTGTAGGAACCCGGGCGGAGTGATGATAGCCATAAAGGTTACCTCCAGGCGTTTCGGAAAGATACAGTTGCTGCAGGACCACCAGCAGTCGATGCCCGGTAGCGTAGGAAGTTATCCCCAGGAGCCAAGAGGAACCAGTCAGGCTCGAGTAGAGTACTCCGTCGAGATGCCGTGCCGTTGAGCTTCACTGTCCTGTAGAACAAGTTGATGACCAACGTATCACTGGCAGACACATCGATGTCGAACGATAGCGTGTTGCCAGTGGTGTCGTTGAAGATTACTGGATCGCTTACAGGCCCAGGAATCGTAATGATGGCTGGAGCAGGGCGATTGCCACCATTGAATACGTTCGACTGGTTCGGGTCGACGGAGCTACCAAATCCAAAGCTGAAGCCGAGACTGAATCCGAAACCATTGGTGATCGCGAGACCCTGACCCAAGTTGAAGGTCTGGAGAGCTGCGTCGTAGATGATGGGGTCTTCAGCTTCGCAGGTGAACTGAACATCGCACGATCCGATTCGACGGAGTGTGGTGTAGTCGAACTTGACACCAAGAGGCTTGACGAAGACAACTCGATCGCCTGCTCCTGGATGTGAGTAGTAGAATGGGATCGTGGACCGTCGAGGAGACCAGTTAGCCTTCAGCTGGTCTAGGAGGGATTCGACACTATCGTCACCTCCAATGACTTGTCCTTCCAGGATGATCGTTCGCATCTTCTCGAACTCTGCATCCAAGAAGCCACCGTCAGCACCTTCATGGTCACGCTCAGTACTACGGAACTCAGGACTGTCGATCCCCTGAATCGTAGTGATGTCCACGAAGGGAGTGACTTGGCTAGTTGGATTGAGAACGATGCCGTTGTCATCCAACTGATAGGAGAACGAGTCCACTTAGCCCACCTTCCCCATAAGTTCCCAACCGAGCTGCGCGGACGTCTTACGCGGATCGATCTCCTGCGTGTGGACGTTAATGTTCTGGTTGTACACCTTATTGACACTCGAGCCCATGTAGCCCACCGAAGACGTACCACCGAGGCGACTCGGGATCAGACCACCCGTCATAGTGCCCAGCTTCTTATTCATGTGCTGAGTGTAACCGTTGACGTAGCCCTTAGCAGTGTTCACACCGATCGCGTGCATGACCTTTGAAGGCGAGTGAATACCCAGCTCCTTCTTGATCTGCTTCACAAGCGCGTTGGCGATGCTAGTCATCTGCTTGGTGATGTTCGCGATCTGACTCTGCAAGCCCTTAGCCAGACCCTGCGCTGCCTGGATACCTGCGTTGTAGAGGCTACCTGCTACGCTAGTACCCGTCTGGCTAGCGATCGAACGGATCTGCCCCTGGATCTTACTGATCTGCTGCAGATCACCGTTGCTACCATTGACGAGCGTCTGGACGATCGCACCTGCAGTGTCAACGCCCTGCGATGCAAGGTCTGCGATCGTCTGCTTGTCAAGTCCTCGCTTGGACAAGTTGAGCAAGTTAGCCTGGAACGTCTTGAGTGCCTGCAAGCGCGTGTTCAACCCTGCAGCCATCGACGTGGCACTCTTCTGCGACTTCACATCCAGAGTGGTAAGGTCAGTCTGCTTGCTGAGCGAGTCAGTGATGCTGGAGGCCAGATCGTTACGAACCTTGATCTGATCGTTCACACTCTTCTGTGCCGCAGCCAACTTGGTCTGGAGAGCTGTACGCTTGCTCTCGAGCGAGTTCAGCTTCTTGGTAGTGGAAGACAAACGCGTCTGCCACTTACTCGTCATGGCCTTCTTCTGCTTCTTGGAAAGCGACTTCGAGACCTTAGCAGCGTCGATGGAGTTGATCACACTTCGTGACAAGTTGAACAACGCCGTAGACAACTGCTTCTGCGTACCACCAGTCGAGACACCGAGTGTCAGACCGCGAACGATGTTGGCACCGATATCCTTGAACACTTTTGACGGTGAGTGCTCATCCAGTGAAGCGCGTGTAGCAGCAGCAACGGCATTACCAATTGCCGTACCTGCAGCACGTACAGCTGCGAGCTTACTGTTGACGCCGTTCGCAAGACCCTGTCCGATGTTCTGTCCTGCACCGAACAACATACTGCCGGAGTTACTAAACATGCCCTTGATGGTTCCGATGCCGTTACGGAAGACACTAGGCACCTTCTTCCAGGAACTCTCAGCACCATCACCAAGACTCTTGAACCACTTGATGACGTCCTTGATGGTGTTGTACAGTCGTGTCAACGTATCGATGACAAGGTTAATGCCTGCAGTAACAAGGTTCTTGAAGTCGTTGGCAAGTGTCTGAACGTAGTAGCTCAGGCCACTAAGCACCTTGATGATGATGGCAATCCAGGTGATCAAGCCTACGATGACGTCAACAACGACACCACCGAGAATCTTGACGAACATCAGGAACATGTTGATGAGTGGCACGAGAGTGGACTTATTCTGGTTCCACCAGGCCACCATTAACTTCAGTGCAGGAACGACATCGTTGTTGATGACGTCCTTGATCTGGTTGAACGCTGGAATGATACGTGCTTCGGCGTACGCTGCAATGGCCTGGAAGACTGGAAGCAGATGATCCTGCATCCACTTGATCGCATCACGAATGGCTGGGATGTACTGCTGGTCGATGACTGTCCAGACATTCTTCAAAGCAGGAACGATCTGTGCCTGAGCTGCTGACCAGATCTTCTTACCAGCGTCGACAAAGACACCAGCATCCGTCTTAACATCGTTCCAGATGTCGTGGAGCATGCCACGGAAGTTTGAACTCTTCTGCCATGCCAGCACCATTAGAGCGACGAAGCCTGCGATCGCCCCACCGATAGCGACGAAGGCACCGCCAAGAAGAGTCATACCAGCCAGGACAGGAAGAATGGCTGTACCTGCTGCGGCGATTGCTCCAGCCAGTGCAAGTAGTGCACCTACGATGATCGTGGCAGCACCACTAATGATCAGGAGCACAGATGCAAGGAGAGCAAGCTTCGCGATTAGTTCCTTAACAGGTGCAGGAAGATTATTGAACCAGTCGATCAGCTTCTGACCCTTCTTGACTAGGTCAAGAAGAACAGGAGTGAGAGCATGTCCAACAGTGACCTTAAGAGTCTGCCAGCCGTTGTTGAGCAACGTGGTCTGCGAAGCGACAGAGCCTGCCATCTCATTGTAGCCACGCTTGAAGGCGTCCTTGTCTGTGGAGAACGCCTTGAGCTCAGTCTGGAAGAGGCCCAAGCCTCCCTTGGTGAGGAGGATGTTCTGAAGGAAGCGGCGCGCCTCAATGGTGCCGCCAGCACCCTTCATAACGTCAAGGATCTCCTTGACCTTATCCTTCTCAGGCAGCTTGTCAAGTTGTGCCTTCCACTTGCCGAGCACATCAACCATGGGAAGGAACTGCCCCTTGGCATCACGTGTGGCAATACCCAGTGCCTGAAGGTTCTTCTCTGTCTTCGGATTCGACATCGCGTCGAAGGCACGTGCGACTGAAGTCGATGCCCGAGCGGCTGTCATACCTTGACGAGTAGCAGTAGCGAGCGCAGCCATCATGGTGTCCATAGACTGGCCAGCGCGTCGAGCCGAAGGTGAAACGTTACCGAGGGTCTTAGCCCACTCCTCGTAGGTACCGACACCTTCCTTGACAAGTTCGAACTGAGAGTTCAGAACCTTGTTGACGTCCTTGATAGGTACGTCGAAGGTGTTCATCAGACCAATGGTTGCACGAGACGCCGTCTGCACATCAGTCTGACCAGCAACGGCTGCCTTAGAGAATGACATCATCAGGCTCTGTGCCTGCGGGAGGCTAACGTCCATCGATGAGAAGATGTCGAACAAGGCCGTCTGGATCTGATCGAATGGGACTGCCACCTTCTTGGCAACATCAATACCGATGTCACCAAGAGCCTGGAGCGAGGGCTTGTACTTCTTATCGACCTGCGTCCAAGTAAGACGTACCTGACGGTCCCACTCTTCTGCCGCACCTACAGTCTTACCCAGTGCGACAACGCCAACAGCGCCTGCAGCAGCGATGCCTAGCCCAGCAGTAGTCATGAGCTGGCCTACACCAGAGATGGTCTGACCCATCTCCTGCATACGACTGTTGTCACGTTCGATCTCACGTGCGTGGTTCTCCCACGCAGTAGCGTTCTGACGCAGGGCCGCGACCTGCTGGTTTGTCATACCATTGACGCGGCCCTGCTGTGCAGCTGCTCGAAGAGCTGCAGCGTTCGCACGTGCTCCTGCTGCTTGTGCCTGGGACGAGGCACGGCGCATGGAGCTTGAGACAGAGTTCAGCGACCGTGTTGCATCATCTTTCGCACGGATCATAAGAAGGATGTCACGAACGGTTGCCGGCACTTTGTTTCGCCTCTCGCTTGCGACGCGCCTCTTCCAGAATATCCCTCTCAGACTCTGCAGCGCTGATTGCCTCGAAGAGGATCATCACCTTGAACGGCTGATCCAATACGCCACCACTACTTGGTAGAGCATGGAACAACTTGCAGAAGTGGTAGAGGTTCAGGACTTCAACTGCATCACTGTCAGCGGGGCGGTCCAGGACAATAGATGCCCTGAGCCGCGGTATTAGTTTCCCTCGTCCTCGAAGCTGTTCCACTTGTCGATCAGGGAACCAACCTCGTCACCCACCTTCGAGGACAGCTTCTGAACATCCTGGACGTTCTGGAAGTTGAGCAGTCGCTCGTCGGCGTCCTGGAGGTTGTGCTCCTTGATGAGGTGGGAGAAGTCCCAGAGAGTCATCTTCTCCGTCGCCATCGAGATCTCGCCGGCGTAGTCCGACTTAACGTCCTTCAGAACCTTCATGGCACCCATGAGGCTCTGCCGAGTAATGCGCTCTCCGTAGGTCATCTCGCGGATGACCACGTAACCACCAGGGAGCGTCTTCAGCTCTTCCCGGTGGTCCTCACTCTGGACAACTGCTACAGGCATTTCGTGACCCTCCACTGGTCTCTTATGCTTGATTATACCTTGGATCACAATGTTAAAGCAACCCCCAACGGACGAAATTCCGATGAGGGCGATTAACCATGTTAAACCCGGGGGAGTGGATTGTACGAGACTCCACACGCCCCGGGTCTCCATGCTAGGTGAGGGACTCTTGCGTCTTCACGACGATCGTGTACGAAGCCGTCGATGGTCCGACGAGGCACTGGTATGCGATCGATGCACGAACGAGGTCGCCCTGGCCGCTAAGGTTCACCTCGTAGGTGTCCTTGATCGACACCGGCGCGAGGATCGAAACGCTGTTGTTCGTGCCCTTGCTGGCCGTCAGCGTGATGGTCTGCGACGTCATCGCCTTGAAGGCGTCGTAGTCAGTCCGAGACTGGAAGTCACGGTCCATCGTGAGCGTGACCTCGCGCTCACCGAACTTGACGAAGTTCGCGCCACGTGTGGGGTTCTTCAGCCGGTACTGCGGCTCGGCGTTGTCCTCGACCTGGAACTCGAAGGTGTCAGCGTCGGTGACCGGAGTGCCCGTGGGGATCTCGATGCTGTACTGACCCATGCCGTACGGAGTGGTCGTAGGCCAGGTGACCGAACCAGGTGCCGTCTGGACAGCCTCGTCAGCACCCTGGATGTTGACCGTGTAGGTCATCGTGCCGTCGTCGATGCCGAAGGTGAAGTTGCCGATGACGCACCCAACGTAACCGTAGACGATGCCGTCACGAATGATCGTGACCGACATGGTCTTGGCAGGCGTGGCGAGAGCGTTTGGAGTACCGGTGTAGATCCAGTTCGGAGTCGTACCAGTCTTCACGACGTCCATGCGAGACGCAGTCATGAAGTACGGCAGGATGTCCTCGAGGGCATCCATGGCGATCTCGCCCTCGATGTGAGCGTTGCCGGGAACGGCGTAGCTCACGTCAGGCGAGTTGCGGATGACTCGACGGAAGTTGGTCTCCTGCTGATACTGGAGACTCTCGCTGTTGAACGGGACGAACTTGGCCGGAGCGACGTACGTACCGGAGACAGTCTCCAGCGCGACGCCCATGATGCCACCTGCGCCAACACCGTATGCCATTAGCTCACCTTCTCAGTGTCGTCGGAGATGACTACGACGTCGAACTCGTCTTCGTCGGTGAGGACGGAAGCGAAGATCGGAACGCCAGACATCGCCTGGAAGCTCTCCATCTCGGACTGGTTGAACTCCCTGGACTCGCCCTTCGCGAACACGCCGAGGAACGTGACGGTTCGGGCTTCACCCAGGTTAGTGACTTTGTAAAGCATCAAGCCCCCAAAATCGTCTTCGTCGTGCCCTGCCAGGTTAGGCGGACAGAGTTCATAAGCGTGTTACCCTTGTTCTTGTAGCTGTAGCCTGGTTCGATGTTACGTACGAACCCATGGATAACAATGCCTCCATCGCCATCCAGGTCCAGCGTCAGGTTCGTATCGAGGAAGGCTGTGACCGCTTCCGCGTACTGTTCCGACTGAAGCTTGGAGGTCTGCGTCTCATCGACTGGCGAGTGGTACAGGATGATGTAACAGGTGTGCGTGTTCTCAACGCGGTTCGGGACCCCTCCGAGCGCACGACCCGTCTCGCCACTTTCGACACACAGCGCAGGGGTAACAGGCACACGGTTCTGGTCCCCGTAGAACACCAGTGCGTTGTCGTTCATCAGATCCGTCTTCGCCGCGTCCAGCAGCGCGAAGATCCTTTGCGCGATCACGGATGGATACTTGGCGGGGCTGCTCACAGGGTAAGCACCTCCTCAACCTTCTTCTCCACCCATTTGGCAAAGATGTTCTGGATCGCATCAATGTCTTCGTCCTGGAACATAATGAACGGACGAGCTGGGATAGGGGATGCTCCGCGCGGTGCCGGCCCATGACTGTTCAGCCTCTTGTCGAACATCTTGTAAGCAAGTTCGTCAACAGTCTTTTGATCCTCATCCGGTCCTACAGCCTTACGTGCAGCGCTCTGGTACTTCTTGAACCAGTTGCCACCAGAGAACTGACTTCCACCGTAACCAGCCTGATGTACCTTACCGTACCAGACATCGGCAGGAAGGTCACGTACAGTTGCTGTGGACTTGCCGATCGACCAGATGCCCAAGGAGCTTGCAGCTTCAGCAAGCTTACCAGAGCGTACTAGGATCAACGTGCCGGAACTCTGCTTGGCTCGAATGCCTACGGTCACAGGAGATAGGTCATCCCAAGTAGGACGACCTCCTGACATGAAGTTCTCCAGGATCGAGATCTCCATGACCTCAACGATTGACTCAGTGAGAGGCACTCGGAGGTCTTGCAGCTCGTCAGCCAAGGCTGCGAACTTCTTGGCCATGATGCCAATCGACGGCTGGAACTCGAACGCCGTGATCATTCCGTCGAAACGGATGTTATCGATAGCCCCAGCGATTTGAGAAGCTGTCATTAGGTCTTCGATACCTGCCATAATGACCTCCTCTCAGAAGACTGCGTCCATCGTGAAGTACGGACCATAGGGACGCCCGTGACGGTCTGTGGTAGTATCTAGGGGGTACATACCAGGGAGACCGTCACCGGCATCTCCGACAACGACACCAGGAATGTCGATATCGCTCGAGGTGATGCTCGTCTGCAGAGACAACGCGGTGGCACGCAACAGCGCGGCGTACTGCGAGAGCTCCTCATCCTCTGAGTACTGCCGATCAATGATCCAGGCTACATACAGCTTGGAGATGATCGTCTTGACCAACGTGGGAGTGGTCGGCGAGTCGATCCAGGTTGCAGTGTCGGCAACGCTTGCAATGTTGCCGAGCACCTCCGACTGGATCTGCTCTAGCAGAACAGTGTCAAGACCATTTTCCCACGCAGGAGCCAGCTTCGTCTTCTCGCCCCATGCTTGTGCTTCTTGCAGTAGGATCAATGCAGACATGCTGGCTCCTTTCTATATTTGGAGAGGCCCCCGCGGACCGCCCCGGACGCTTTGGGGGCCTCTGGCTTACTTCTTCGGCGGGTCCTCGGGAGCCGAAGGAGCCTTCGACTTCGAAGACTCCTTCGGGGTCTCGGTCTCGTCGCCTTCGGCCTTGACGAGCGCTCCGGCTTCCCAGAGTTCCTTCATCTCGGACGGCTCGAGGCCCTTGACCTCTTCGCCCTGCTCGAAGGTGACCGACTCGTACTTGCCTTCGGCCGAACCGTCTTCGGTCCGACGACCGTGCTTGATCCGCGTAGCAGCGGTGAACTTGTTCGCCATGTCCGCTCCTTCCTAGAACGCCGCGAGGGTGTTCTTGATGATGTAGCCGGCAACGTTCTTGCCGGAGCCATCGAGGGCCACGTTCTTGAGGTCGTAGCGACGCCGGATGCGGATGACGTCCGACGCACGCTTCTCCTCGCGCCAGCGGTCCACGAACTGCTGACCCCACCGGAACTCGTACCCGAACGCAGGGGTCTTCATGCCCGGACGGTCCGGCACGTAGGCCAGGATGACGTCATCGCCCCAGACGTAGCCGAGCGTCTCCGCCGCACCGTAGTTGACGGCCGTGTTGTAGCCGACACCCGGAACGATGAACTTGTCGATGTGGAACAGCGCCGCCAGAAGGTCCTGGCTGAAGATGCCCCGCTCCGAGTAGATGATGCGGTTGAGGAACTTCGGGTGGTCCTCCAGGGCAGACATGACCTGGAAGGGGATCACCATGGTGTTCGGGCGCAGGAACAGCTTCGAGTGCATCGTGATGATGCCCAAGCGAGTGTCCGCGATCGGGTCGGAACCGGTCACGTCACCGGAGTCCCACTGGTCGACACCCGAAAGGGTGATCGAGTTGCCCGTGGCGTAGTTCGCAGCGGTGGTGGCCAGGGTCTTCATGGCGAGCTCGCGGCCCAGCATGATCTTCGAAGTCACCAGCTCGGTGGCGTCACGGTCCGGCGAGAGAGGAGAGTCAGCGTTCTCTCGCTCCTCGTCCGTGACTGCGATCTGGAGCGCGTGCTCCTTCGCGTAGTACGGGTTCGTCGAGACCTGGATGCCCGGGATCTCGTTGGCCTCGGTGCCAGGAGCACGCTCGTCGCCACGCTCCGGCAGCCAGCCCTCACGGCCGAACACGTAGTACAGGTCCGACTGCTTGGCGACGCCGACACTCGGGAACAGAGCCTCGCCCACGAAGCCGTTGTTCGGCCACCCGATCGAGATCTGAGTGAGGATCTTGTCGATGTGAACGTTGCCGCCACCATTGGGGTTGTAAACCGCCATTGTGTGTTGCCTCCTCTCTCAGATAGTTACGCGGTGCCGGCAGCCGTGCTGCGGGCGTACGGCAGAAGCAGAACGTCGATCCACTGACCAGCAGCGGAGCCGGCCTGCATGGCGATGCCGGCCATGGTCTGCGTCGCGGCGCAAACCTGGGCACAGCCACTGGCGTCGGGAGCGACCGGCGAACCGAGAGCGATGACGCCCGAGTTGGCAGCGCCGACCTCGACCTTGGAGATGCCCAGGATGCGAACGTCGACCTGCACGTTACCCGTAGCGGAGTCGACAGCCTCGATACGCTGCTGGGTGACGCCGAGCGCCTTGTCGGTGATCGCCGCGGTCTGGAGGACCTGGTTCTCGGCGGAACCGAACTTCATGAACCGGTAGATCGCCTGAGCAGCACCCGAGTTGGCGAGGTTCATGCCCTTGTCGAGAACGTAGTTAGGACCCATTGTTTACCCCCTCTCAGATGCGGAACGCGTAGGACGCGTTCTGGTACTCGGTGAACAGCTTCGGGTCTTCCCGGAAGATGTCGGTCATGGCGTCAGCGTAGGAGAGCTCGTTGCCGGCCGCCTTGGCCTCGGAGAGCTTCCTGGCGACGAGGTCGTCGACCTTCTTCTCGGCGAGCTGCATGGCGCCACGGTCGTTGCTGGCACCGTTGCCCGTCGCGGTCTCACCCAGCTGCACCGTGGCGGCTGCACCGAGCTTCTTGACCTCGGCCAGCATGGCGTGAACCTTCTCGTGCAGCTGACGAGGCAGCGCGGCGAGGAGCTTGGTCGCCTCGTCGAGGATGGCAGGAGCCACCACCTTGTCGCCGGTACGATACTCGTTCAGCTTGATCGTGATCTCGCTGAGGAGGTTCGCCTGCTCGAGCTCGGCCAGACGCTTGTTGGTCTCGGCGCGCTCGGCCAGCATCAGGCGGATCATCGGGTTGGTCTTGGCGAGCTCGCTCAGCTGGAACTCGTCCTGGCTGATCTGAGTGCCGTCCGGGTTCACCTGGCCGGCGGTCGTCGCGTCGAGCTTCTGGCCGTTGACCGTGGGCTGCTTGTCGAGCGCCGAGTTGTTCGGAGCGTGGGTGGTGGCGGTCTTGTCGACCGTCCCGCCCTTGGTGGTCGCAGCGTTCCGGTCTTCCTCGGCGCGGGTCAGGATCTGGTCATCCTGGGAACCGTCCTCGGCGAGACCATAGAGCTTGCGAAGCTTGCTCAGGTCCATACCTTCCTCTTTCTTCTCCGCGAACGTCAGCTCGCTCAGGTTGACCGGAAGCAGATCCTTCAGGAACGGACGATTGGTGATTCCACCACCGAAGAGAACGTCCCTGTGTTGGATACCGTTCGCGTCACGCCACTCGTCCTGGAACTCTGGACTGAAGTAGCGGTAGGCACCTTCACGGATCTTCTCTGCGGCTGTCTTCGTCCAGTCCACGAGCAGGTAGAGGGCGTCCCCCTCGACCTTAGCGTCCTCTACCCACCCAGCGGCTTCATTGCCTCGGGCAGGGTCGGCCTTGTGGTCGTAGTCGATGTCAAGCGCAATGCCGCGGACCTTGTTCTTGACAGAGTCAGCGAAGCGCTTGAGCCGATCCGTAGTGAAGCTGATCTTGCCGTACGCTGGGTGAAGGTAATCTCCCACGCGCATGGCCTGTAGCCACTTCTTCTCACCCTCAGCGAGAGTCAGTCCACGCAGATCGGTGTAGTAACCAAAACGTGCCATTTTCACCTCCCGGGCTGTGCTTGATTATATAGTGGACAACTAAGCCCTCGCAAGGTCACGAGGAAATCTCAAACGACGTTACAGGTACAACTGTCGAACCGTTCCAGATCCCTTCGATGTCTGCAGGAACTTCTACGCCTTTGTACCAGTACGAGAACACGATGCTGCTAGGACCCAATACACGCCATTGAAGGTTCGTGTCCTTGGTGAAGTGGTTAAGAACTCGCCACTGCAGATTGGTGTCCTTGACGAATCCATTCAGGACTCGCCATTGGAGTACGTAGTCATGCTGGAAGGCTGATCCGCTAAGGACCTGCCATTGCAAAGTGTAGTCGTTCTGGAACGCGTTTAGTACACGCCATTGAAGCGACGTATCTGCCTGGAAGGCATTAAGCACTCGCCACTGAAGGCTGTAGTCATGAGTGAAAGCCGTCCCAGATAGGATAGCCCACTGAATGTCATAGTCATTGTGGAGGGCATTCAAGACACGCCATTGGAGCTGTGTGTCAGCCGTGAACCCATTCAGCACACGCCATTGTAGCTGAGTGTCATGGGTAAAGGAGTTGAGTACCCTCCATTGCAGACTGACATCCTTGGTGAAGCTATTCAGAACATTCCACTGAAGCTGGTAGTCATGAGTGAAGCCGTTAAGCACTCGCCACTGAAGACTCGTATCCTTCGTGAAGGCATTCAACACCCTCCACTGCAAACTGGTATCTGCAGTGAATGCGTTTAGTACTCGCCACTGGAGTGACGTATCCTTGGTGAAGGAGTTTAGAACACGCCACTGAAGAGAGTAGTCATGCGTGAAGGGAGTAGTCGACGACAGCGTGTAGTTGTACCCAGGAGGATCAGGAGTACCAGTAACATCTACGGCAGTGTTCGAGATCGCTGTCTGGTTACCACCACCAGCTGCGTCGTTCGTGACACTCGTCGCGATGCTCGCCTGGTTGAGCTTGACCGCCCACTTCGCAGCTTTCGTTGTAACAATGTCACTGTAGGCCAAGGTGCACGCGAGCTCAACGTCTGCATCACTGAGCTGCGTATCCCAGAGTCCAATGACAGCAATCGAACCACGGAAGGTAGTTCCTAGTGCGTTGTTCGATCCGACACGAATAGATGTGATCGGGCCAGTACCATCACCAACAGAGAAGGTACCATTAGCATGTGCCCATGCACCTCCTGTAGTGACGTCCTTCGAAGAGAATCGGGGGAGCGCAGAGCCTGCTGCCTTCGTGATTACATACCAAGCCCAGTCAGTGGTGAGACCAGCTCCACCTGCACCGAAGTCACCTTCGATGAACATCTTACCACCGGCATTGTTACTGAACAGGAACGACCAGACAGCAGTCGAACCATTCATGCCCTGGATCATGTACGAGGTGTTCGTACCAACACCAGTGGCCTTAGCCAAGACAGCAATGGTGATAGGGCCTTGGTCCGGCGGAGCAGCCCCGACACCGAACGTGATCATGTCCAGCGTTGTACCACCGTTGAAGGCCCTACTCATTAGCCGTCCCCACCAATCCGGAGAACGCCACCATCCAGAGACAGTGCAGCAGTAGAAGCTCCGACAACCCTCTTGACCCAGAAGCCCTGAACGGTACCAGGTCCCATCGAAGCGGCAGCGCTAGCTGAGGAACCGAAGCTGCCAACACCTGCACCGCCCGAAGGAGCAGTGTTCTCGTTCGCAACAGCCAGCGCCTGAGCACTCGCTGACGCCTTGGCAGTGACACCGATGTTGTCGACAGCCACCGTGATCGAGCCACCAAGAGCAATCTCGGACTGGACGATCAGCTGAACGTTGAACGCGGTGTCAGTGGCGTGGTTGTTCTTGACGAAGACACAACGATACTCCGTGTCACCACTGGAAGCTTCCGATGAGGAGACATCGTCGAAGAGGTTGTCCATCGTCGCAGTAGTGACCTGAGTCGTGCTGACCTGGTCACCGAGTGAGGTCGCAGCAGTACCGGCAGTGGTATCGCCAGCAGCAGCCGAGACACTGAACATGAGGAGCATGTCAGTGCCAACAACGGACATATTAGACCCTCGCAATCAAGGTGTTGGGTGGTGTACCTTCTGGAACGTCCGCACCCGTAGCCAGCACTAGCACGTGCGCCCCATGAGCGAACGGTGCGTACAAGGTCCCTTTGCTTGCCGGCTGTACGGGCAGGATAGCAGAGAAGTTGATCTCCGCACCCACTACATCATAGGGAACCTGAACGTAGTACTCCCTGTGCACGTCAGGTCCATCGATGCTAACCAGGTAGTTCCAGTTGTTGGGACTCCAATCAGGATCGTTCGTGCTGTACACAGGAAGAGTGAACGTCCCATCAGGGAGTGGAAGCGCGATCAGTTCCGATGGGATGATCGTCTCAGGTCCATGACTGTAGCGAATGATCTGCGGAACATAGAACGTGACTTGGGTCGCACGCTCATCCGGAATGAGATCCCCGATGACCGTAATCATCGTAGGTGTAGTCACTTCGTACCTCCGGACCTGTCGTTACCGCCGTTGTGTCGAGGCGAACCAGGACTTGCAGGTCCCTGACGAGGAGGACCGGTGCGTGCAGGCTTGGGAGGATTCGCAGCGTTCGGAGCACTGCCAGGAGCTCCAGGCGCACCAGCCTGAACGTTAGCATTCGGGTCAGTCGCACTGCCGATCTGGAGAGGCTCACGCGTCTCCTCATCGATCTCGGGCAGGTCATTCTCGTCGCGAAGGTATGCTTCGAGCGTCTTGTCCGGAACAATGAGACCTGCACCGACGTAGTTGCGGAGGGTGAAGCTCTGCGTGCGAGCGTCTTCCCACTCGCCGATCCGCTTGACCTTGAGCTCAGGGTACTTGACACGAGAGTAGTTAATGTCAACCAGCGGCTGGATGACATAACGGTTCATCGTGTCCGCAATGGTCTCCGCGATGTACCGAGTACCCTTGTAGAAGGTCTCCAGGCTCTCCTTCTTGACAGAAGAGCTAGTAAGGAACGGTGCAAGCACGTTGGTCATGATCATCATGTTGTGGTGCTCGATCGAGCCGAGACAATCCACCGGCTGACCTTCGAGCTTGGCGAACATGATGTCCCACATTGGTGGGAGGATGATATGTGAACGTTCGTTGGTACGAAGGTTGCGACCGATCTGCTCGGCGAGGATCTTGTCCTCACGCTTCCAGCCCGGCGGAAGCTTGATGACCGGAACGCCGATGCCGTGACGCTCCTTCTGAATAGCATCGATCTTGTACAGCGTGTCCTTGTACTGGTAGTGCTTGTACGCGGAACGGAGGATCGAGATACC